CATAAAACAAATAGTTTAACCCTAAACCATAAAATGTTTAATACTAAACGTTTTTCATACTGAAATTAGTTTAACTTTAAACAAAATATCCGAAAGTATAGTTTAACGTTAAACAATCGATACAAAATAATAGTTTAATATCGAACTATATATCCGAATGGGGCATGGGCCACCCCCCGGTATACCGTACGTATATATGCCCATTGACAGAGAGGGGTATTTTTGGACTGTTAACCACTTTGTTAATCTTGTGGTTAACACTTGATCAATAATTAAGCATGAATATAACTACTGGTATGAGAATAATCAAAAGAGATAAGCTGTATTACCTCTATGATGACCGGGGGTACATCCTTCTGAGGACAACATCTAGAAAGATCTGCCAGTATTACTACAAGAAAGGTAAGGTAACAGTTAAGAAAGTGTGACATGTTGTCTCTTTGGGTGTATTTCTTGTTGTTTTATACTTGTCGGGGGTATAACTATTAGTATATACTACTATTAGTACTACTATTAGTATTTATTCTTTTACCTTTTATACTTATAAATACATATAATACTAATAGTTATACTAATAGTACCCATATCATCTTTTGTTGTCCTATTTTCGACAGAAAATTGAAAGTCTTAGGTTGACTTATAGGGTACTTTACGTACAACTAGCCAACATAAGTAAAAATATGAATAAAAGAGTAAAGTACTTTGAGTCAGACTCAGTACTAGAAGAGTTCTACAAAGCATTAGCAGACAGAAACGAGAAGAAATTACGTAGGGTACACATCCCACGTTCTGATGTCTTCTATATTCGTAGAGCTTACTATGAGTCTACAGGCCACTGGGTATCCCTAGATAGAATGGAGAGGTCAATGTACCTCGAAGGTATGCTCCGTAAGCAAGATGTTTTAGATCCTGACAGAAAAAGAGACTGGGAATAATGGTAGTGGACTTTGATATTGATGGTGATGGTAAAATCACAGCAGAAGAAGTAGCTATGAAAGAACGTATGCTTGAAATAGAGCTACGTGAAGAGAAAGCAGAGTCCCAGAAGTTTATGGCCTGGGTAGCTATGGCTATGATGATCATCTTTACTATCTTTTTATTTACTCCGTTTATGTCAGATTCAAGAGTGTCAGCATTAGCTGATCTCTTAGGTTTATTTTACATAGCTCAGACTGGTGTAGTAGCTGCCTATATGGGTGCAACAGCTTACATGGCAGGTAAACCTATGGGTAACAAAGTAGCAATGACGGCAAAGGATATGAGGTAATGGCTTTTAAACTATCAGCTAGATCAAGAGGAAAACTAGAAGGTGTATCTCCTGACCTTGTGGCTGTAGTCCACAGGGCCATTGAGCTTACGAAGGTAGACTTTGGTGTGACGTATGGTGTCAGAACCTACGCAGAGCAGGAAGAGTTGTATAAGTCAGGCCGTAGCCAAACTATGAACAGTAAGCACTTGATCCAAGATGATGGGTATAGCCATGCCGTAGACCTCGTAGCCTATTTTGGTTCTAACGTAAGTTGGGAACTCAACGTCTATGATGACATCTGTGATGCTATGAAGGAAGCAGCTATTGAAGTTGGTTGCCCTCTGAAGTGGGGAGCAGCTTGGTCTGAAGGTGATATCAGAACTTACCCAGGCACTGCAGAAGATGCAATGAATGCTTATGTAGACCTAAGGAGATCCCAGGGCAGAAGACCCTTCATCGATGCCCCACATTTCGAGAAGATGTAAGCCATGTATGAGATGATAGACATATTCATGCAGTGGCTTATTGCACCTATTGTTGTTGTAGTCTGGGTCTTATTTAACAAGGCTACAAAGAACGAAAGAGATATTGCAGTCATCAAAGCTCAACAGGAGTCAAGAGCTTTGCATCACGACAGAGAAATGAAAGAGATGAAAGATACCATCAAAGCTATCTTTATGAAACTAGATAGTATAGAGCAGACACTGAGAAACAAATGAGATGGTTAGTTCTCTTCCTATTTCTTTCTGGATGTGGGTTAACATCTATACTTCCGTTTGGTGGATCTGGTGGACCTACAGTTAATAGTAATGCCCAGATAGGTAAAGAGAACAGACAAGCTGCAGTAACCTTTGAAGAAGAGATTACAGCAGGTAGAGATGTTGTTCAAACAACAAAAGAAGTTGAGACAGGTTCTGTGGAAACTCTAGAAATATTTAACACAAACATACCACCGTGGGTTATTGTGCTCCTCATACTTGGTTGGTTGTTGCCCACCCCTACAGAAATGGCTAGGGGTTTCATGAATTTTGTGTTAAGATTATTTGGACGTAAAGATAATCCTAAGTACGACAGGTATAGATCAAAGTGGTAAGGGTAAGACAGTGAACGTCCCACGTTCCCCTTACAAATTAATCAGAGGTTAAGATGGCAGTACCTGAACGAGTCAAAGCAATAATGAAGAAGGAGGGTTTATCTGGTGTTAACAAACCTAAGAAAACTCCTAAGCACCCGACTAAATCGCATGTGGTCATGGCTTCGGAAGGTGGTAAGTACAAGCTTATCCGCTTTGGGCAACAAGGTGTATCTGGCTCTCCCAAAAAGAAGGGTGAGTCTGATTCGTCTGCAAACCGTAGGAAATCGTTTAAAGCTCGTCATTCAAAGAACATTAGCAAAGGTAAAATGTCTGCTGCGTATTGGGCAGACAAAGTAAAGTGGTGATATTATGTGGGTCGGGATCTTACTCGTCTGCTTTGATCCTATGGCCCTATCCTGTAAGATTATAGCAAAACCAGAACCGTTCTATACAGAACAATCTTGTTTAGAGGAAGCTGAACAAATAGCTATCAACATAAGAGCAGGAGGTGCTTATGCTACACCACACTGCCATAAGGTTGAAGGAAATAATACGTAATGGCTGCAAAAAAGAAATCAACGGTAAATGCTGCAGGTAACTACACAAAGCCGACTATGAGAAAGAATCTAGTTGCTAAAGTCAAAGCAGGATCTAAAGGTGGTAAGCCCGGTCAGTGGTCTGCTCGTAAAGCTCAGATGGTAGCCAAGCAATACAAAGCCAAGGGTGGAGGCTACAAGTCATGAAAGCACCACAGAAGTCTCTCAAGAAGTGGGGTGACCAGAAGTGGAGAACCTCAGACGGATCTCCTTCTAAAGGTAAGAAAAGATATCTACCAGATAAAGCTTGGGACTCTTTGAGTGCAAGTGAGAAAGCTGCAACCAATGCAGCAAAAGCAAAAGGCAATGCCAAGGGTAAACAGTTCGTAGCACAACCCAAAGGTGTAGCAAAAAAAGTTAAAAAATTTAGAGCAGCAGAGGGTGGCATGGCTAAAGGTAAAAAGAAAATGACTTGTCCAAAATGTAAAGGGGCAGGATGTTCTCATTGTGGTGGTAAAGGATATCACATGGGTATGAGTAAAGGTGGAGACACTGGTAAGAACCCAAACAAAGGTATCACAGCACTGCGTAAAGTAGCTCCGGGTGCAGTTAAAGCTATGGGGTACAAACATGGTGGACTTACGAGGTCTACTGGTAAACTAGATACTGGCATTAAAGGGTGTGAATAATGGCTTCATATAAAGATTATAAAACAGTTGCTGCTGCAAAAAAAGCAGGATCTATGTATTTCATGGGTAAAGACGGTAAGAAGAAACTTGCTGTCACCAAAGAAGATTTGGATGCTTGGAAGAAAAAGAACAAGGGTAAGTACAAAGGTTCAGCACTTACAGCTTGGGCTAATGCCAAGGGTAAAGACATTGGTGGTTCTAGTGCTCGTGATTCTTCTCCTAAGCCTAAGCTACGTCCAGGTTCAGAGTCTGCAGGTCCGGGTATGGGTGTAATGACTAAAGCTGAAAAGGATGAAGTTGATGCAGCCAACAAATCTAATCAAGCTGCTAAAGACAAAATGTCTGGTAAATCTGAAAGAGAGTCTGCAGGTCAAAAGTTTAATGCTTGGTACAAAGAGAATGGTGACAAGTACAAAACTATGAAGTCAGCCATGGAAGCCTACCAGAGTTCTTTGAAGTCTGGAAACTCTAAAGGTGGTATGGCTAAGAAAAAGAAATCAGGCTACATGGGTGGTGGTATGACTAAGAAGAAGTCAGGCTACACAAAAGGTGGTATGGTTGACATGAGAACAACAGGATTGTTTAGATGAAACTAGAAGGTGATCGAGTAATTGGCCCTCGTGGTGACGTTTTAGCTGAGAAAGTCTATGGAGAATGGCAGACAAAGGATGCTGCCGTTCTTGACTTTATTAACGGTCAGGACAAACCAAAGAAGAAAGCAGCCCCTAAGAAAAAGGCTAAAGTAGAAGAAGAATTGGTAATGGAACGTGCTCGTGATGAGAACGGTCACTTCATTGCTGATGATCCTGATACTGAAGTCAACGAAGCTTGGGTAGTCAAAACAATTAAGAAGGTAGTGAAGAAGTAATGTCTTTTTCTCAACAGGGTAAACCTGCACGTATTAAGTCAGTGTATGGTCACAATACAGGCACATCTACAGAAGAGGTCTATACTTGCCCTGAGAATGCTGTGGCAGAGGTTACCTTTATTCATGTTGTCAACGGTGGAGGTTCTACCAATACTGTAGAGATTGAATGGTACGTAGCTGCAGACTCATATACTTCTCACTTCCTACAGGGTAAAAGTATTAATGCTAGTGACTATATTAGCTTTAATCAGATTGACTTAGTTTTACAACCTGGGGATAAGATCCAAGTAACTCCATCTTCTGCAGGACATATAGATACTATCCTTACTGTGACAGAGACATTTGTCCCAGTCGGGTAACGGGGTTGCATTTTTTATAATAGTATAGTATAACTAATAACATATAACTACTCCTGCCCAATAAGGGTTAACCACAAGGAGTAGAAAATGTTTAAAAGATTACTAAATAAAATGATTGAAGCAAGACAAGCCCAAGCAAATGCTCGTATTGCTGAGATGCACCTCTGGAGAATGTCAGACAGAGAACTTAACGATCTAGGTATTGGTCGTGCAGATATCAAAAGAATCGTGAGAGAAGGTAAAGTCTAACGTCTTTGGGAGGAGGCAGATGGATCCAGTTACTATAATTTCAGGGGCCACTGTCGCATTTAATGCTCTCAAGAAAGGCTTTGCTGTAGGAAAAGATCTTCAGGATATGTCCAGTCAACTAACTAAGTGGGCAGGACATATGTCTGATCTAGGTCAGGCTGAGAAACAAGTTAAGAATCCTCCTTGGTGGAAATCCTTAGGAGGCTCAGTAGAGGCCGAAAGTTTGGAAGTTTTTGCAGCCAAGCGTAAGGCAGAGGCCATGAGAAAAGAGTTGAAGGATTATATATCTTTCACTATGGGGCCATCGGCATGGGACGAGCTAGTGGCAATCGAGGCCAAGATTCGTAAACAAAAGAAAGAACAAGAATACCGTAAAGCAGAACTACAAGAGGCAATACTTACTTGGACAGTAACAAGTTTACTTCTTGCACTAGGTTTTGGTACTCTTGGCTTTATATTATACATGGTGGCATAATGGCTAGAAACCTGACAGAGAAACAACAGAAGTTCCTTGATGTCCTCTTTGACGAGGCTAGGGGAGATCCTGTGACAGCTAAGAAACTAGCAGGGTATGCTGAAGGTGTTTCTACATCAAGTATTGTTAATACCTTGACAGACGAGATTGCAGACCTTACAAAGAAGTTCATAGCACAATCGTCTACTAAGGCTGCTTATACTATGTTCTCTGTTATGGCTGATCCTACAGATCTAGGTGTAAAAGAAAAGATGTTAGCAGCTAAAGACATTCTAGATCGTGCAGGATTTACAAAAACAGATAAGGTAGAGGTGAAAGCTACAGAGCCATTATTCATCCTACCTGCGAAAGAAGATGAGTAAAAGAGCATCCGAAGCAAGTCACCCGACTAAAGTAGACTGGCAGATACCACTTAGAGGTGAAAAAGGAGAGTGGTATCCTGTTGTAAGAGTAGGAAGACACGTACCATTTGGTTACAAACAGGATGAAGAAGACGAAATGCTTTTGATTCCTATCCCTGAAGAACTAGAACTTTTAGAAAAAGCAAAGAAATTTCTTCAAGACTATAGTGTTAGACAAGTAGCTAAGTGGTTGTCTGATCAGTCTGGTAGAAACATCTCACATGTAGGGTTATACAAACGTGTCAGAATGGAAGAAAAAAGACGGAGAGCCTCGTCCAACTACCGTCAGTATGCCAAAAAATATAAAGAAGCGGCAAGGAAGAGCCAGAAGATCGAAGAAGAAAGACTTGGTGGAAAGCACACCAGAAGTCTTGACACAGACGAAGAATACATCTACCTTGAGCATGGAGAACGATGCCCCTTCTGTGGCAACACAAGAGGTGATCTTCCAACCGAATCCGGGTCCACAGACTAAGTTTCTTGCTTCAACAGAACAAGAAGTCCTATATGGAGGAGCAGCAGGTGGTGGAAAAAGCTATTCGTTGGTTGCAGATCCAGTCAGGTTCTTTACAAACCCACATGCACGAATGCTACTTGTTCGTCGTAGTACAGAAGAGCTTAGAGAACTTATATCAGTAAGTAAACAACTATACCCAAAAGCTATACCGGGTATAAGGTTTATGGAAAGAGATAAGACTTGGGTAGCTCCGAGTGGCGCTACACTCTGGATGTCTTACCTTGATCGTGATGACGATGTTATGCGCTATCAGGGTCAGGCATTTAACTGGATCGGTTTTGACGAATTAACGCAATGGCCTACACCTTATCCTTGGAATTATATGAGGTCACGTCTTCGTACAACCAAAGCCAGTGGACTACCCTTATATATGAGGGCCACTAGTAACCCTGGCGGTCCTGGGCATCAATGGGTTAAGAAGACTTTTATTAACCCTTCGTCACATAACAAGGCTTTTTGGGCAACGGATACAGATAGTGGTGAAGTTATATGCTGGCCGAAAGGTCATAGTCGAGAAGGTGAGCCACTGTTTAAACGTAGGTTTATACCTGCTACCCTTATTCGATAATCCTTATTTAGCAGATGATGGTATGTATGAGGCTAATCTTCTGTCGTTACCTGAGCATCAACGTAGGCAACTACTAGAAGGTGATTGGGATATTAATGAAGGTGCTGCCTTTCCAGAGTTTAATCGTAGGATTCATGTTGTAGATCCTTATGATATACCCTCTAACTGGACAAGGTTTAGAGCTGCAGATTATGGTTATGGTTCTTACAGTGGTGTTCTTTGGTTTGCTGTAACCCCTGCAGAACAACTTGTAATTTATAGGGAAATGTATGTAAGTAAGGTTATAGCCACAGATTTAGCTGATATGATTTTAGAGGTTGAATCAGGAGAGAAAATGCGCTATGGTGTTTTGGATTCTAGTTTATGGCATAATCGTGGTGATACTGGGCCATCATTGGCTGAACAGATGATTATGAAAGGTTGTCGTTGGAGGCCTGCAGATAGATCTAAAGGCTCTCGTGTATCTGGTAAAAACGAAATACACAGACGGTTACAAGTAGATGAGTTTACCGAGGAGTCTAGGTTAGTTATTTTTAATAACTGTACTAATCTTATTTCTCAATTACCAGCAATACCTCTGGATAAAAACAATCCAGAAGATGTAGATACTAATTCAGAAGATCACCTGTATGACGCTTTGCGTTATGGTGTAATGACAAGACCAAGAAGTAATGTTTTTGACTTTGATCCAGCCTCTCAGCATACAGGGTTTCAAGTCAGTGATCCAACCTTTGGCTACTAAGGAAGTAATATGGAAGAAGATTTTGAAGAAGAAATGATGATGGATGCTGAAGAGTCTTCAGGTATTGAGGATATAAATGAAGGCGACTATCATGATCCTAAAGCTGGTAAAATAGTAAGCTACGTACAAGAAAGATTCTCTCGTGCAGAGACTGCTCGTGAAACAGAAGAAAATCGTTGGATTCAAGCTTATCGCAATTACCGAGGTATTTATAGCCCTGAAGTTCAATTTACCTCTACAGAAAAATCTCGTATATTTGTTAAGGTAACTAAAACTAAAGTATTAGCTGCCTATGGTCAGATTGTAGAAGTTTTATTTGGTGCTAACCGTTTTCCTATTAGTATTAACCCCACAGTATTGCCAGAAGGTGTAGAAGATTCAGTACACTTTGAGGCTAATCCAGATATGGAGAAGGCTCAACAACAACGAGTTATGCCTGAGTTAGAACCAGGAGAAACTCAACGTTCTCTTAAACAACGTTTGGGAGCACTTAAAGATTACCTATCTCCAGTAGAAGATAAATTAAGAGAAGGCCCAGCAAAAACTCCAAGTCAAGTTGAGTTTCACCCTGCAATGATTGCAGCTAAGAAAATGGAAAAGAAAATCCATGATCAACTAGAAGAATCAAATGCTCGTAAGCAATTACGTACTGCAGCATTTGAGACTGCTTTATTTGGTACTGGAGTGATGAAGGGTCCATTTGCTGTAGATAAAGAATACCCTAGTTGGACTGAAGAGGGTGAATACACACCTACTTATAAAACTACCCCTCAAACTTCTTCAGTTTCTATTTGGAATTTTTACCCTGATCCAGATGCTCAGAATATGGAAGAGGCTGAGTATGTAGTGGAACGACATAAGATGTCTCGCTCTCAACTACGTGCCCTAAGGAACAGACCTTTCTTTAGAGCTAACGCTATTGAGATGGCTGTTTCAATGGGAGAAAACTACACTAAGGAATGGTGGGAACAAGCTATGGAAGATGACGCTCAGGAATCTCGTTCCGAGCGTTTTGAAGTATTAGAGTTCTGGGGTTATGTAGATACTGATCTATTAAAAGAACAAGATATTGACATCCCTGATGAGATGAAAGACCTGACTCAATTAAGTGTAAACGTCTGGGTTTGTAATGGTCAAGTGTTACGTCTTGTAATGAACCCCTTTACTCCTTCATACTTACCATACTATGCTGTACCATATGAAGTAAACCCTTATAGCTTGTTTGGTGTAGGTATTGCTGAAAATATGGATGATACTCAAACATTAATGAATGGCTTTATGAGAATGGCTGTTGACAATGCTGCTTTATCTGGTAATATGTTGATTGAAGTTGATGAGACTAACCTGACCCCAGGTCAAGATCTTTCAGTGTATCCAGGAAAAGTATTTAGACGTCAGGGCGGTGCTCCAGGTCAAGCTATTTTTGGTACTAAGTTTCCTAACGTATCTAATGAAAACATGCAGATGTTTGATAAAGCAAGAGTATTAGCAGATGAGTCAACTGGATTTCCATCTTTCGCACATGGTCAAACAGGGGTGTCTGGTGTTGGTCGTACTGCTTCTGGTATTAGTATGCTTATGTCTGCTGCCAACGGCTCTATCCGTAACGTAGTTAAAAATGTAGATGATTACTTACTTGGACCATTAGGTAAAGCTTTCTTTCACTTTAATATGCAGTTTGACTATGATGCAGAAATTAAAGGTGACTTAGAAGTAAAAGCTCAGGGTACAGAAAGTTTAATGGCTAATGAAGTACGTAGCCAACGATTGATGCAATTTCTTGGTGTTGTACAGAATCCTGCACTTGCACCCTTTGCAAAAATGGACTATATTATACGTGAGATTGCTAAGTCTATGGATCTTGATCCTGACAAACTTACAAACTCACTTGGAGATGCAGCAGTACAAGCTGAGATCTTAAAGAAATTCCAAGCAGAAAACCCACCTGAAGTAGACCCTAATGCACCACAACAAGGTGTTAAAGGACCACCTAATCCACAGCAAGGAGCACCTGCAGGTGTTCAAGTACAAGACACACAAGGGTCTGGTGGTGGAAACATGGGTACAGGGACAGCACCTCAACCAGGGGAGCAGGGTTTCTCAGGTAACACAGGACAAGCCCAAGGATGAGCCTAAAGCTACTCGTAAACAATAAAGACATCTGGGTATCATTCGTTGAAGAACTAGATGCACGAATTAATCAAGTCCATATTCAGATGGAACAAGCAGCTACACCAGAAGTACTCTATCGTCTACAGGGGCAAGCACATGCCCTACGTAGACTAAAGACGTTAAGGGACCAAGTGAATGGTTAATCTTACAGGACAGATACCCCCTTCTCTTACTGACGAGACTACAGACATTACAACTGAGGAAGAACAAAGCCCTCCTGAGAGAATGTCTGTTGGGTTTCAAGATCCTGCTGTTGTAGACCCTACAACTGGTAAACCTTACAGTCCCTCTGGTTTAATGAGGCAACAACAAGAACAAACTAGGCAAGCAGAAGCTTTAGATTCTTTTAATGAACTAAAACTTAATAAAGACTTACAACAAGATATTGAGGCTGTTCTTGATGAACAAATAGATGATAAACCTCAAGATAGGTCTTCAAGTCCAAGGCCAATGCTTAGACCAAAGCCTAAAAGAACAAGCCCAATTGATAAGGTTTTAGAGCTTAACTACCTCCTAAAACAAAAGTCTAGCTTGGGCAATAAAATACGTGGGAAGAAATCTAAAATAATTCCTGGTCTTGATGTCCTTAACGAAGATCATCAGAAAACTATAAAAGGTTTCTTTGATAGTGCTGTTGGAGGAGATTCAGGATACGATCCAGTAAAAACAGCTTGGTGTGCTGCTTTCGTTTCTCATATTCTTGAAGAGCTTGGTGCTGATCCTTTAGAGTCGGGAGACAGGTACGATAGGATTAGAGCAGATAAATTTAAAAACTATGGGTCACACGTTCAACCTGATGACATACAAGAAGGTGACATAGTTGTTTTTGATTTTGATGCTGACGGTAAAGGTGACCATGTAACTTTCTATGCAGGTAATCGAATAACATCACAAGACGACACAGACCAAGGTTTCATAAATGTTTTAGGTGGAAACCAAAGTGGTCAGGTCAGTATTCGAGAAAGTCATCCACTATACTTGTGGAGTAACGTTGCTGCTGTAAGACGTATTACTTACGACGATATTGATTTTGAATTTACAAAAGAAATGGCAGAACAAGATCCTGTCTTTAACGAGTTTATGCCTGAGTATGCAAGCTCTTCTGAAGAAACTACTCAAACATTTAACGAAGGTGGTGCAGTCATGCAAAGACAAATGGAAATGGCATTTATGAATGAGGGTGGCCTGACGGACGATGGGTTGGAAACAGACCCAGTGTCAGGCAATGAAATACCTGATGGCTCAATGGCTGAAGAAGTAAGAGATGACATTCCTGCACAACTATCTGAAGGTGAATACGTTGTTCCTGCTGACGTTGTAAGATTTTACGGTGTAAAGTTCTTTGAAGACCTACGTATGGAAGCTAAACGTGGCCTAGCAGAAATGGAAGCTAACGGACGTATTGGTGGAGAGCCTGTACCTGCAGGTGGACCACAAGCCAACGAAGCACCTATCACAGATCAAGAGATGTCGGCTCTAAGAGAGTTAGCAATGGAGATGAACCAAGGTGGTTCTGTTCCAAACATGCAACCCTCACCACAGGCTATGGGCAACACTATGCAGCCACAGCAGCCACAGATGATGAACAAAGGTGGTACAGTACTTGGATTCCAAAATGCAGGTGATACAGGCACAACACAAGGTGCTGTAACAAGTGTTCAAAATGCTCAAGCTGCTAAAAGCTCTGTACCGGGTGGTGCAAGCTTAGGCTTCTCACTCTTTGGTTCAGGCTCAGACATTCAGAATCAGACTGGTACTGGTGACATGTCTCAGACAGGTTCAACTACGTCTACTGCAAACGACAGAGATCAGTTTGAAGAAGGACAAACTGTTTACTTGTATAAAGATAACCAGACCCTATCCTTTTATATGATGGCAGACTACGACGACTACAAACAAAAACTATCTGAAGGTTGGTCTACTGAACAAGTTCTAGAAGATCCAGAGATTACTGATCCTACTATTACTCCTGTTAAAGAAGATGATGGTGGTACTCCACCACCACCTAATAGAGAAACTAAACCTGCTAAGACTCCATCTGAGATGAATGATAAAGAGCTAGTAGACTCACTAAACTCAATGGGTACTATTGCTAGAGCAGGTAGCGCATTAGCTATGTCAATGGGTCTTCCTGTAGGTGCTATTGTTAGTGCAGGATTGGTTAATCAGTACAACAACCTTCTAGCGGAAGCTGACTCTAGGGGTCAATTACCTGAAGGTGCAAAACGTAGAGGAAGTATCTTTGGTGGTGAAGGAAGTCTAACAGAGAACCTATACCAGATTGATGATGACGGTAATATTGTAGAAGGTACTGCAGGTCAAGGTGACTTCGGTGATACTTGGTTGGGTGACCTACTAGGCTTTGACGGTGAAGCAGGTGTACAAGGTCCGGGTCTAAAAGCCTCTATCGGTGGTGCACGTAGATACCAAGGCACAGGTACAGAAGGTTCGTCTACAACTGGTAGTGGTTCTGGTAGTGGTTCTGGTAGTGGTTCTGGTAGTGGTTCTGGTAGTGGTTCTGGTAGTGGTTCTAGCAGCCTTTCAAACACAGTGTCTGCAGCTAATGAAGCAGGGGGTAGTACTGTCTACTCAGGAGGAAATGCTATCTCAGGCCCAGGTTCAGGGCAAGTTAGCTCTGTCGTAACAAATGCAGGAACAGCTAATCAGAGTGTCACAGGAGGAAGTCAAGTAGAACAAGACTACGTTACATCTGCAGCAGCAGGTAACAAAGGTGGCCTGATGACCAACAAAAAGAAGAAAAAGAAATAATCCAATATAACTATAAGGCTACCCAGGGAATCAACCCTGGCCCCAACATAAGGAAAATGATATGAACGTAGCAGTTAAAGCAACCCCTAAGAATGCAGGATTTGTAGATCGTGGATTCAACCATGCACAACGTAAGAAACGTATGGAAGATGAAGAGGCAGAAATTGCTAGACTAGAAGCAGAAGCTCGTGGTGAAGAGTATGTTGAGAAAAGTGAACCCAGTGGCACGGATACTGAGGACACCAAGGTACAAGCCACAAGTAATACCAAACAAGAAAAAGAAGACACCACGGAAGTCGAAGCACAAGAAGACGACTCAGACACAGGATTAAGTGCTGAAGAGAAGTCTTTCAAGAAACGTACGGTGATCTGCGTAGACATATGCAAGAAAAAGAGAAAGAGTGGAATAACAGACTTGAATCTCTTGAGAAGCGTAAAGCAAAGGATAGCATTGTCCCGCCTAAGTCTAGTGAAGACATTGAAGAGTGGGCAAAGAAATACCCAGACGTAGCAGGTATTGTTGAAAAGATTGCTTCAGAAAAAGCAAAAGAAATGTTCAGCAAAGCAGAAGAACGTCTAAAAGAATTAGATGAAGCTCATAATGAAGCACTACGAATGAAAGCAGAGAATGTTATTCGTAAGTCTCATGATGACTTTGATGAATTAAGGCAGTCAGAGGATTTTCATAACTGGGCAGAAGAACAACCTAAATGGGTTAAAGATGCTCTATATGAAAACATGGATGATCCTGCATCCGTAATCCGTGTGATTGATCTTTATAAAGTTGATAAACGATTTGACTCCTGCAGCCAAAAGAAACACTAATCGTAAGGCTGCAGCTTCTACCGTTTCTAAAGGTACTCGTACCTCTATAGATGCCAAAGGTGTTGCAGGACAGATTAAAGAGTCTGATGTAGCCAAGATGTCAGCTAAAGAGTTTGAGTCACGTCAAGATGAAATCCAAGAAGCTATGTCTTCTGGTAAATTTGTCTATGACATGTCTGGTGCAGCCAGATAAACTATTGACACTTAACAAGTGTTCAATATAACTACACGTATCTAACATAGAGCCTCCCTCAGGGACTACCTCTATAGATACTTTTTCATAAAAGTCTAAACTACAAAGAACCACCTGTCCAAGTATAGGCCCAGTGGTGTTGACTAGCGCAAGTCAATTCCCTCTGCACCCTAGAAAAAGTACAGCCTCTTTAAAGGTGTTTAGCTTTCTTTTTAAAGCCAAATATCATGGAGGATTTAACTATGGCTTTTGCATCCGCTTCAGGTTATACCAACCTGCCAAATGGGAACTTTTCCCCAGTCATCTACTCGAAGAAAGTGCAGCTTGCGTTCAGGAAGAGCACAGTTGTAGGTGATATTACGAACTCCGAATATTTCGGGGAGATCGCAAACCAAGGTGACACAGTGAAAATTATGAAGGAACCTGAGATTTCAGTTTCTGCATACACTCGTGGCACAACCATCGCAGCACAAGATTTATCAGATGACGATTTCTCGTTAGTCGTTGATAAAGCTAACTATTTTGCTTTCAAGATGGATGATATCGAAGAGGCACATAGCCACATCGATTTTATGAACCTTGCTACCAACCGTGCAGCTTATCGTCTTGCTGATCAGCATGACCAAGAAGTTCTAGGTTACCTAGCAGGTTACAAACAGTCTGCCCTACACGGGAATGCTGACACAGTTAACGATACTGTTAACGGTACTAAAGCAGACTCAAATGCAGGTACAGACGAATTGCTTGCAGCAAACAAGCTAAACAAAGGTGACTTTGGTAACATCACAACAGCAGATGCTGATGACCATTCGATCCCTGTTGCAGCACGTTTGCCAGGTGCAACTGCACTACCAACAGCATACGTTTCACCAACAATGTTGGTTGCTCGTATGGGTCGTCTACTTGATCAACAACAAGTTGACAAAGACGGTCGTTGGATCGTAATCGATCCTGTCATGATGGAAATCTTGATGGACGAAGATTCACGTTTCCTACAATCTGAATGGGGTGCTTCAGGTGGCCTACGTAACGGTCTAGTCATCAACAACTGGAATGGTTTCAGAGTTTACTCTTCTTCAAACCTACCTTCTGTTGGTACTGGTGCTGCTACAACAGGTACAGCTAACCAAAACGCAAACTATGGTGTGATTGTTGCAGGTCATGATTCAGCCGTTGCTACTGCAGAGCAGATCAACAAGACTGAAACATACCGTGACCCAGACTCATTCGCAGACATTGTTCGTGGTATGCACCTTTACGGTCGTAAGATTCTACGTCCAGAAGCATTGATTACAGCTAAGTATAACTTGGCTTGATAATTAAAACTTTAGGGGCAGGGCAACTTGCCCCTTTAGGTTATCTGAAGGATTTTTGTAATGGCAACCTACGTTACACTTGTTAATGAACTACTTACAAGATTAAACGAAGTTACTCTGTCTACTACAGGTGACGGATTTAATTCTGCTCGTAACGTACAAGCTCTAGCTAAACAAGCTGTAAATAACTCCATTAGAAATATCTTACAGACAGGTCAAGAATGGCCTTTTCTTAGAACAACGTATACTCAGGCATTGACTGCAGGTACAAGGCAGTATGACTTTCCATCAGACTACTCGAGTGCAGATTGGGAAACATTCTACCTAAAGAAAACAAGTGGTATCAACAACACACCTTCTTTCCTACCTGCTATCTCATATGACGAATACACACAACGTGTAAGAGAGTCTGACGATACAGCAGATCAGTCTGGTGTTGCAGCCCCTACTCTTGTCTATCAAACAAACGAAGAAAAGTTTGGTGTGTCTCCAATTCCAGATGAAGCCTACGAAATTGAGTATGTGTACTGGTCTTTCCCATCAGACCTTTCTGCTTATGACGATGCAGCAGTTATCCCAGACAGATTTAAACATGTCGTAGTTGATGGTGCTATGATGTACATGATGAGATTCAGATCTAATGATCAGAGTGCTTCAATCCATCAGCAGAACTTCTTAGAGGGCATTAAGTCTATGAGAAGAGTTCTTGTTGATGAACCATTACGAGTAAGGTCTACTGTAATAAACAGGTCAGCTTCATCTTCTTCTAGTTTAGGTAGAGTAAACTAATGGCAGATAATTTAGCCTCTTTTAAGGTTATAGCCCAAGGGGGTTTGAACCTGAACAGGGACGTTCTCTCTCAAGGTGAGACAGCCCCAGGTTCTGCCATATCTCTCGTAAACTACGAACCTGCTATCACTGGTGGTTATAGACGTGTAAGTGGTTTTAGTAACGACTACGGTACAGTCTCTGGTACAGGTAATGTTCTTGGGGTAGCAGTAGCTAACGGAATTAATGACGGTATCTTAGCTGCTCGTGCACCTTCTAGTGGTAATGACTACTTACATTACTGGGACAATGCCACTGAAGCTTGGGTTGCAGTAACTACCTCTGGTACACCCACTATGACAGGTGTAACAAAAGTTAGGTTCACAAGATTTAACTTTGGTACTTCAAAAGTTATTATGACAGACGGTGTTAACCCTGCTGCAACTTATAATGGTACTACTTATACACAGATTACAGATGCTTTTGCACCGACAGACCCTAAATACTCTGCAGTATTTAAGAATCATATGTGGTTGGCAGGGGATCCTGCAGAGCAGCAAAACCTTTATTTTAGTGCTCCTACCGATGAAACTAAATGGAATCCTGCAGACGGTGCAGGTGTTATAAATGTAGGGTTTCCTATTGTTGCAATAAAACCATTTCGTGATTCTTTGTTTATATTTGGTGTCAACAATATTAAAAGACTTGTTGGTACTAACATAGCAGACTGGCAGGTAGAGCACGTAACAGATGACCTTGGTTGTCTAGCTTCAGACAGTGTTGTAGAAATTGGAGGTGACCTCCTTTTCTTATCTCAAGATGGTATTAGACCTATCTCAGGTACAGACAAGATTGGTGACGTTCAGCTTGAAACCCTAACTAAAAACATTCAGTCTTTGTTCACTGATGTTGTTCTAGCAGAAGATTTAGAAAAACTATCTTCAGTAGTAATTAGAAGTAAGTCTCAGTTTAGATTATTCTACGATGAAATAGAAGCTAACGGTATTATCGGTGCTCTTCGTATGGGGCAACAAGGTGGTATTGGGTTTGAGTTTGGGCAGCTTCTTGGCATTGGAGTTACTTGTGCAGCCAGTGGTTATGTAGGTGAAGAAGAATACGTAATCCACGGTGACACAGAGGGTAATGTTCACAGACAAGAAGTAGGTAATAATTTTGGTGGAGATAACATCATCAGCCTATACCAAACACCTTTCTTGTACATGCAAGATCCAGAACAACGTAAGATCATACACACTGCTGCTACTTACCTAAGGTCAGAAGGTGACAGTGAAATTGTTATGTCGGTTATCTACGACTACGAAGACAACTCGATTCTAAACCCGACAAACTACACACTGAGTACTGAGGGTGCTGCAGCCTATTACAACGAAGCAATCTACGATGATTCTTCTGTAACATGGAGTGGTAACCCTTCACCAGTTCAAAGAGTTAATGTTTCAGGATCAGGAAAATCAGTATCTTTTAGATACGTTACAAACGACACTAATGCCTCACACAGTATTCAAGGTATTGTTGTGACATTCGGAGTGGGGGATAGACTTTAAATGGCAGGTTATACAAGACAGAGTGCTGCGGATATTGTTGCAGGTCAGATTATTAAGGCTGCACCTGTAGCTGCTGAACTAGACCAAATCTTAGCAGCCTTTAATCAAGCTTCAGGACACAAACATGACGGTACTGCAGCCGAAGGTGCTTACGTCCCTCTTATCTCAGACACGAATGCTTACACTAAAGTTGTTATAGACGAAGCAAACGATAGGATTAGTTTTTACACCAATGTCGGAAGTGCTGCCGTAGAGCAACTACGTATCCAAGATGGTGCTATTGTTCCTGTAACAGATGAAGACGTTGACCTTGGTGCCACTGGTGCAGAGTTTAAAGATCTGTACATTGACGGTGTAGGTTACATTGATTCTGTTGTGATTACAGGTGGTTCTATTGATGGTACTACTATTGGTGCTACTACTCCTGCTGCTGCTGACTTTACCACAATGGACACAACAGGTAATGCCAGTGTTGGGGGAACGTTTGCAGTAACAGGTAACACAACACTATCTGGTACACTAGCAGTCACAGGTTCTTCTACATTCTCAGATACAGTTACTGTTCCGGGTCTTACAGCCACAGGAACTTCTACACTTTCTACGGTAGACATCAATGCAGGGACTATTGATAATACGGTTATTGGTGCTACTACTCCTGTTGCAGGTAGCTTTACTACTATTTCGACATCTGGACAAGCTACCCTGGCAACTGTTGATATTGACGGAGGTACTGCTGATAATATTATTATTGGTGGAACAACTCCAAACCTTATAACAGGTACAACAATCACAGCCAACACAGGCTTTACAGGTGACCTAACAGGAAACGTTACAGGTAACGTGACAGGCAATGTCACTGGTGACCTTACAGGGGATGTAACAGGTAATGTCACAGGCAATGTGACAGGGAATATTACTGGAGATGTAACAGGTGATCTGACAGGTAATGTGACTGGTAACGTTACAGGAAATGTTACAGGAAATGTAACTGGTGACTTAACTGGTAACGTAACATCTACAGGCACATCCTCATTTGCAGATATCAATATGTCTGGATCTGCAGGTATTGATATGGGGTCTGCCAAGATTACTTCTCTTGGTGCACCCACTGCTGATTCAGATGCAAGCACAAAGTGTTATGTTGACACACAGATCACTAACTTGATTGGTGGTGCTCCAGGTGCTCTTGATACTCTCAACGAACTTGCTGCAGCCCTTAATGATGATGCTAATGCTTACAGCACTCTTACTACTTGCATAGGTACTAAACTAGGTACTGCAGGTGGTACTATGACAGGTGACATTGACCTTGGTGCTAACAAGGCTACATCTACAGCTACACCTGCTACAGACGACACACTTACTCGTAAGGGTTATGTAGATACTCAGGATGCTCTCAAACTGAGCTTGACTGGTGGTACAATGTCTGGTGCCATTGCAATGGGTACATCTAAGATCACAGGTCTAGGTGATCCAACTGCTGCTCAAGATGCAAGCACTAAGAATTACACAGACACTTGTGTTGCTACAGCAATGCCTCTATCAGGGGGTACATTCACAGGAAGTGTACAGACGACTTGTCCTATTATTTCTTGTTACACACCAACAAATGCATGTGATATCACAAATAAGTGTTATGTAGACGGTATCTTACAATCAGCTACTGCAGCATGTACTTCTGCTGCTTGTGCATTAGCAAGTCAAACTGCTGCAGCCACAAGTGCTACTTGTGCAAGTAACTCAGCTACTGCTGCTGCCACATCAGCTAACAATGCAGCTACTTCTTACGATGACTTTGACGACAGATATCTTGGTAGCAAGTCTTCAGATCCTTCTGCAGATAATGACGGTGACGGTCTTCTAACTGGTGCATTATACTGGAATACTACAGACAATGCTCTAAAAGTTTACACAGGATCTATTTGGTCCTCTGCAGCATTTACCCTTGGTGATGCTCTTACTCAAATTGCTGAAGACACTACACCACAACTAGGTGGAGCATTGGATGCTAACTCAAACTGCATCTACAATGCAACGAGTGTTTGTGCTACAAACCTATATGGTGCTTTCACTGGTGATCTAACAGGTAACGTCACAGGTTGTGTTTCTACACTAAGTAACTTCACAACAGACGATTTAACTGAGGGTGCTAACCAGTACTACACAACAGGCAGAGTAGACAGTCACCTATCTGGTGGCACAGGTGTTACTTACTCCTCTGGTGCTATCTCAATTGGTCAGGACGTAGGGACATCTAGCAACGTATGTTTTGGATCTGTCTGTGTATCTGCTAACCCCACACAAGCTTGCCAACTTGCAACAAAAGAGTACGTTGATACTATTGCTGCTGCAGGTATTCACTACCACACTCCTGTACGTGTTGAGTCACCTACGGCTCTGTCAGCAAACTACAACAACGGATCTAGTGGTGTAGGGGCTACTCTAACAAACTCAGGTACACAGGCTGCTCTCGTTATTGACGGTGTAACACTTTCAACCAATGATCGTGTCCTTGTTTACAATCAAGCAACTGCAGCCCACAATGGTGTCTACACAGTAACTGACACTGGTTCTGCAAGTACTAACTGGGTTCTTACTCGTGCTACAGATGCTGATAGTTACGGAGCTTCAGACCAAGATGCACTAGGGGAAGGGGATGCATTCTTCGTAAAAGAAGGTGATACAGGGGCAGGTGAATTGTATGTGATGAACACATCAGGTACAATTACATTTGGTACAACAGCTATTAGCTTTACTGTCGTAGCTGAGACTGCTGTCTATGAGGCAGGTTCAGGCTTGACACTAGATGGTACAACCTTTAACATTGGTGCAGGTACTGGTGTTACAGTAAATGCTTCCAACATTGCTATCGGTCAGGCTGTCGGTACATCTGACACAGTAACCTTTGCTAGAGTATGTGCTCCTGTGACAGGTAATGTAACAGGAAACCTAACAGGTAATGTTACAGGTAATCTTACTGGTAATGTCACAGGTAACGTAACTGGATCTTCAGGGTCTACAACAGGTAATGCAGCTACAGCAACTGCACTACAAACTGCTAGAAACATAGCACTGTCTGGTGACGTTTCTGGTTCAGCATCATTTGATGGTACGGCTAACATCTCAATTACTGCAACAGTAGCAGATGACAGTCACAATCATACAGTAGCTAACGTTGATGGACTAGCAACATGTCTATCAGGTAAAGCTTCTACTTCAGGTCAAACGTTTACAGGTAATATTCAAGCCCCAATCGTTTGTGCAACAACATGTTTTGTTGGGGATGGCTCTGCCCTGACAGGAGTATCAGCAGGGGTAAGCCTTGCTAAATCTTATTTCATAGCAACGGCTTAATTAAAAGAGGAAATTCAATATGGCTAGTGGAAGAACAAGCTGTACAGTTGGAAGTTATCAAACGGCAGAGGTGTACTCTAATACTTCTGGTGGTGCATCCTCTGTTACTTTAAATGCAACAAGCACAGACTCAACAAAGTGTTTTAAAATTAGTGTGAATATTTCAGATACTTCAATAACACCCCAAACGTTGCAAACTGTTTTATGTAGTTGCGCTTCACTTTGTGGTTGTCTTGACTACAGTCAGGTTGTATCTTATGGAACAGACACTGATGGCACCTTTAAGGGTGTAACATGTTATCAACCAGACGTTGATGTGTTGCAAGGGTACCAAGGTCAGTTTACCTACACAAGGTGCACAGGGGACAGAGTTTCAAAAATAGCAGGACTTCCCAAATGCCCTCAAGTTGAGATGGGTATGCCTATGCCTTGGATTGGGTCTTTATCAACTTATTGTACGACAGATTTCGTGTGGATGCCTAATACTTGTTGGACAGCAGGTTTCAGACTTCAAAATTTTGTTCCACACGGAGGTACTGTTGAGCCAGAAAGAGTTTGTGAGTGGATAGCTGCAGGAAACTGCATTCAAGCAGCATACTGTTCTTGTGGTTGTACTGACAGAGATGGTTGTGCAGGTTCTTCTTCATGCTATTCCTATCGTCCAAACTACGGTGTTTATGGTTCAACATCAAATACAATAGTCAGTAATTGTTGCAGTATGTGGACCCAGGTTAGTATGGACTATTGGGCTACATTTAAACATATGGTTACGGTAGGCCCATCACAAAGCTGCTCTAACTGTATGTCAACTAGGTACGCTTGCCCTAGGTGCCATGAAGCAACTGTAGCTACTTTGACACAATCAAATAACTGCCAAGATAATATGGGAGGTAACCATTGTTTTAACCACTGCTTTGACTTCCATCATAGATGTGGTAATGGTAACTTTAGCAATGCCATTGGCTGTCTATGTAGTTGCCACGGTAATTTGCATAGAGCATGGCAGCAAAGTTGGTATAAAGCTATGTGTAACGTAGTTTGGATGTTTCCTTTAAATCTAAATCCAGGATTTGGAGAGTTAAGAGCAAAGCCATCAAATGTAACAAACCCTTGCATGTTGTACTGCCATTGTAATGAAGGGGGCCAATCTATGGCAAAGTTCTGCTTATGCATTGATGGTACAATGCCGATTAAGTGGGCTACATACAACTGCATTGACGGTAAAAACTACTTTATGTGGCAACACCATAATGCACCAAACTGGAATGGCATCTACAGTATTGATGAAGATCAGTATACTTCTATTATTGATCATACCTGCTGTTGTCAGTGTACATGTATAAACTATAATTCTGGTGATGAATTTCCTACAACTTTTGCTACAAAAGTAGCAGACCTTCCTCAAGATTGGGCAAGTGCTAATGCTAAAGATACTTACTTTGTCAATGCACACCAAGTTGGGCCAACTTGTTTTGTGACCCTGTTTGGTGTATTTGACAATTTATGTGAGTGTTTTAATATGGATAGGTACTATTCTTCTGATTTGAAAACATGGGATAAAACAGCTTCTGATGAAGTAGCTATCTCAACTAGTGAATCGGTTGCTTTGACAGGAACAACTACATGTCTAGATGTTGTTTCAAGTAACTACGGAACTTTGTGTACTTCTGGCCAGATAGAACACAATACACAAGGTATTCAGTTAGAAAGAACTGGTCTAGTTACTTCAAACGGAGATAAGATATATGTCAAAAACATAGGTGACTCAGCAGCATCAATCAGTGTATGGGGGTACGAAGAGTAATGGGCAGACGATTAATAACATCTGCTTCTGAGGCAGCCTCTGGTGGTGGTGGGTACACTCTTTGCAATGATCTTTGTGTAACCTCTGTCAAAGCAGATACTTTTACAAATAGCACAAACGGATGCAAACTAGCTCAATTTGAACTAATTGATTGTTGTGATGATTTCCTACATTCTGATTGTAATATGTCATTTGATTACTTAGATATAGCAACTAAGTACGATCTGATATGTTTTAATATATCTTTTCCTGTATCATCATCGGGGTGTAATGTAATATGTGCAAATTTAAACTTCAACAACTGTAAACTATGTTACGGATGTAGTAGTTCTTGTCCTTATTACACAGGTTGTTACCATTGTTCAGGAGGTTACTGTGTATCTTGTACACGAGATATGTTTGGGTATAACTGTGCAATGACTTTCTGTCATGCTACCGTCATAGGAGAGATTTACCCTCTAAAAGGACAATCAGGTATGCAGTCATCCCCTGCAGGGATGGGATACTGTGGAGTAGGTTATGACATACACTTAAAAGGTGAGCCTGGGTATTACTTTAGATCAATGGGTTTAAATAGGGGTTTTGTATTCTGCGGTTGTTGTAATATTGGTTGGTCTACACTGACTGGTTTATCAATAGGTCACAACTGTGTTAGAAATGCTGTTCCAGGGAAATACTTTTTCTATGGTAGATTATGTCAAGGTCTAGATTAAAAGAGGTATAAAATGGTTTCTGTTACAAAATTTGGTGGGACAAGGCTTGGTAAAACACCTGTTACCGTAGAAATTGAACTTACTGAAGAAGAGCTTACTATTCAGCAACAGAGTATATCTGATAAACTTAACGTGACAAATAGGAGTTTAAGAGATGAACTTTTGTCTTCTTCTGATTGGACTCAAGGGGCTGATAGCCCACTAAGTGATTCAGATAAAGCTTTATGGGCTACTTATAGAACTCAACTAAGAGATATTACAACTCACGAAAACTGGCCTGACCTTAACCCTGAAGACTGGCCCACTAAACCTTCTTGATACAAAAGTAGTTTAGTGTTAAACTAATCACCAGTGCCTGTCGGCTCTGTAAAGATAATAATAAGAAAGAAGACTCGTGAAGAAACTATTTATGATTGACGGTGGGGCAGGTCGTGCTATTGCAGCTATTCCTGCTCTTATCAAGTATTCAAAGAAACATGATGACTTTGCTATACTCGTACATGGATGGGATACACTATACTGGGGTATTCCAGAACTACAAGACAAAGTGTTTAATCCAGAACAAAAAGGAATCTTTGAGCACGTAGTTTTAAAGGCAGAAGAGATTATATCTCCTGAGCCATATCGAGTACCAGGTTACTTTAAACAAGAGAAATCACTAGCAGAAGCTTTTGACTACCTGATTAACAACACAGACGATCACTCTGACCTTGGAAGTCCTGTTTTAAAAACAGCTAAGATGGAAGAGGTAAATGCTGCAGGTATGGTTCTAGATGTTAAGAATCAGCAACAAAAGCAAAAGACTATCGTTATTCAACCATTTGGTAGGTCTATTCAAAGACATCAAACTGGAGTTCTTGTTGATGAATCATCTCGTTCACTTGACCCTGACTCTTACCTAAAATTAGTAAAAAAGCTTTCTGCTAAATTTAATCTTGTCCTAATGGCAGAACAACAGTGTCATATCCAAGAAGACACTTACACTGTAAAACCAAATGCAGATTTAAGGATGTGGATTCCTTTTATTGATGCAGCAGACTACTTTATTGGTGTAGATTCTGTTGGGCAGCATATGGCTAGGGCATTAGGTAAACCCGGCACAATTATTGTTGGTTCTACTTTTGCTGTTAACACCACATATCCAGACTACTTTAACATTGTGGAAAAAAAGGATGCTAAGAAATATTCACCTATTCGTATCTCAGGTCTTGAAAGCCATTTAGCTGATAGAGCAAATGATACGTTAATGGACTTTAACGATGAAGAGATCAACAAGATCTATGCAAATATCTTAAAAGACATTGAAAAGAAGGTGAAGTAAAATGAATATCTTAGCAATTAACCCTGGGCATAACGGATCTGCTGCTTTGTTAGTAGACGGTGAACTAAAGTTCTACATTGAAGAAGAACGTCTTTCTCGTAATAAGTATGATGGTAATCCTTTTAAAGGAATGATGGAAGCACTAAAGTATGGTGTGGATGTCTTAGTTCTTGGTGGGACAAGTGAAGAGTTTCCTAGATTACCTTGGACTGGAGAAGATCCTTACTCTGGATTCCTACGTAAGTTTAACAGAAACTTAGAAGTTATAACTGTAGGCAATGCCCACCATGTAGGACATGCCGCAGGTGCTTTCTATAACTCAGGGTTTGACAAAGCTGTTGCCGTTATTGTTGACGGTTCTGGAACTCGAAGAGAAATTACAGTTAATAAAGACTTTAAAAACCCAGGTTTTGAAACAGAATCATTATTTAATTGTGACTATCATGACGGTATAAGAAATCTGTATACTAAGTACGGTGGCAACTACGACACTATGCCCATAGAGGACACCATGCTTGATATGGATAATGCAGTCACATTGGTGAAAGCATACGAAGCTGTTTCAGAGTACCTTGGCTTTGGTTTTATTGAAGCAGGTAAGACAATGGGTCTTGCTCCTTATGGTAAAGAAAACCCAGAAGTTCCTGAGCTATTTGTAGGGGGTAGAGGTAACAAGAATGTTTTTATCCCTAGCTACCCTGCAGGAGCACACGTAGACCACAGAAAGTTTCCTTTACTAAAGCTAACAGGTAACCCAAGAGAGTGGCATCAAGACCCTACAAAAGTTACAGAAGGTGCTAAAGATTTAGCTTGGGCTGTGCAAGAAGATACACAACGTCTTGTTGGGGATTTGATTGAAAAAGCTGTAGAAATGACAGACAGAAAGAATGTCGTTATTGCAGGGGGTTACGGTCTAAACTGTGTAGCTAATTATTACTACAAGAAACGTTTTCCTGATCTAAACATTTACGTTGATCCTGTTTCTCATGATGGTGGTACAGCTATTGGCTTAGCCTACCTAATTCATTACCAGAAGAATAAAGAAGATGAAACGAAACGTCCACTAAGTACACTGTACCTTGGGCCTGAACGTAAAGAAAATTACGATCTAGAAGGATGCGACACAAAGGATGTTACCCCTGCTGATGTAGCTAAACTGATTGCAGAAAAGAACATTGTTACGTTGTTCCAAGGCAGATCAGAGGCAGGGCCAAGAGCACTTGGTAACCGTTCTATCCTATATGACCCCACAGATCCTAATGGTAAAGACACAGTGAACAAGGTCAAAGGCCGTGAATGGTTCAGACCCTTTGCAGGATCAATGCTCAAGGAATACTTTGAGGAATGGTTTGAAACACATGGAATGGAAGAGTCACCATTCATGATGTATGCAATGGACTTCAAGACTGACAAGCATGGGGAAGTTCCTGCTATCACACACGTAGATGGTACATGTCGTATTCAGACTGTAACCAGAGAGCAGAACGAAGCCTATTATGATCTCATTGAAGAGTTCCGTAAGATCACTGGTGTACCAATCCTGTTTAATACAAGCTTCAACCTAGCAGGTGAACCCCTTGTAGAAACACTAGAGGATGCACTGCACACCATGAAGAACTGTGACATTGATTACATGTACCTACCAGAGGTAGGGAAGCTTGTTACGGTAGCTTCTGAGCAAACTGAAGAAGATTCTCAAACACCTTAGTCTTCTTTCTTAGTTTCTCCTTAGAGAACTTTTGAAGATCTTTTTCAGTAGCTACCCCATGACCAGTACGTACTAAGATTGGGGTAGCACCAATACGATCCGCAGCTTTAAGATCTGTCATTTTATCACCTACGTAAAACCCTTTATCTTTAAATCTAATTTTGTTGTTGAACATTTCTTTTTCAGTACGGTGAAACATACCAAGATTAGGTTTTGCATAGTAGTCTTCTTTGAGTGAAGACTCAGCATAAAATAAACCATCAATGGAGTAGATACCTGCATTGCCAAACACTTCCATCATACGTTGATGAATGGCATCCACTTGTGCATGGGTCTGCTCTTTTTTAATAATACCACCTTGGTTAGTTAAGATTACTACTTTGTAACCTTTTAATCTAATCATACGAATAGCTTCTAGTGATCCGGGGATAGGCTCCCAGTCATCAGGATCAGTAAGGTAGTGCCCTTTATCTATGTTGATAACACCGTCACGGTCTAGACCAACAATAGATTTAGGGAACACAGTAGGCCAATCAGGTGGTAGGTTTTGCTGTTGAACTTGTTGTGGGTCTTGTTCTATTATGTGTTTGAATCGAGACATAGTGGATATTACCTATGAAGAAAGTTTTTGTTAACGGTGCTTTTGATGTTTTGCACTCTGGACACCTTGATCTCCTTGATTTTGCAGGGATGTTAGGTGGTCATTTGCTAGTAGCTATTGACACAGACGCACGTATTGAGTATAACAAGGGTATCGGAAGACCTTTTAATCCTTTGTCAATACGTAAACATATAATGTCTATGTTGAAGCCTGTCAATAGTGTCACAGTATTTGGTTCAGATGAAGAGCTAGTTGACATCATAAGACAGTATGAACCAGACGTAATGGTAAAAGGCTCTGATTGGAAGGGGAAGACAATACTTGGGGAGGAGTACTGCAAAGAGATAGTATTCTACGAGAGAACCAATGGGCAGTCTACCACAAAAGCAATCGAAGATTTTATTACTAGGAGACAGTTGTTATGATGAATATCATACAGGAACTGTAACCAGAATAAGCCCAGAGGCACCTGTACCTGTCTTTGATCTTACCTCAACTGTAATAAAAAGAGGTATGGCATACAACGTCTACAACAACCTAGTCAATCTAGGGGCTAGGGTAGACATCATAACAGAGTACAGAGAACGTAAACATAGATACGTTGAAGACAAGACTGGTCAGCAACTGATCAGAGTAGATGAAAAGATTAAGACTGAGCACATAGATACAGCAGACGAAAACCTGAGTATGTATGATGCTGTTGTCCTCTCAGACTACAACAAAGGATTTGTACAAGAGGGTGACATAAAAGATTTTAGAGCTAAGTATAACGGGCCTATCTTTGTTGACACTAAGAAGACCAACCTAGCTCAGTTTGATGGCTGCTTCGTAAAGATAAACCAGTACGAGTTTGAAGCAGCAGAAACACTAACAGACGATCTAATCGTCACATACGGCTCAAAGAAAGTCGAGTACAAAAACAGAACTTACCTACCCCCTAGTGTAGAAACTCATGATGTGTGTGGTGCAGGAGATACGTTCCTAGCAGGACTTGTTTTTAAGTACTTGGAATCGTATGATATGGATGCTGCTATAAAGTTTGCAATGGATGCAGCAGCTATAACTGTACAACATAGAGGTGTGTATGCACCTACACTAGATGAGGTAGTAAATGAGACTTGAAGGCTTCGTTAAGAAAGGTTGGGGGTCTGAGCTAATCTGGGCAACCAACGACAAGTATTGTGGTAAGTTCTTACAATTTCACTTTGGTGGCAAGTTTTCAATGCACTTCCACAAAGAGAAAGATGAAACATGGTACGTCTTATCTGGTAAGTTTGAAGTACACTGGATTGATACTGAAGATGCAACATTACACGTTGAAGAGTTAAACGAGGGAGACACATGGCATAACCCACCTCTAGTTCCTCATCAAATATTTTGTTTAGAGGAAGGTACACTTGTAGAAGTTTCTACTCCTGATTCCGTTGAAGATAATTATCGTGTCGGAAAGGGAGACAGTCAAGAATGAAAATCTTAGTTACAGGTAGCAATGGTTTTATCGGCAAAAATCTTATCAATAAACTACAGGATGAACATGAAATTATTAAGAACGAATGGGGGATGTCGTTCCCTCCAATTAAGAATCTAGACTGGGTTATACATTTAGGGGCCATAAGCTCCACAACAGAAACAAATATATCTAAGATATACAGACAGAACCTAGAGTTTAGCATTAAGCTATATGAGGAGTGCATAGCTAACAACGTAAAGTTTCAGTTTGCTTCTAGTGCTTCTGTCTACGGACTAAAGTCCGACTTTAAAGAAACATCTCCTCTTAATCCTCAGAACCATTATGCACGTAGCAAAGCTATGTTTGAGAGATACGTAGAGTTGAGAAATGCTCCTATTACTACACAACTGTTTAGATACTTTAACGTCTACGGACCACAGGAAGAGCACAAGGAAAACCAAGCTAGTCCGTACACACAGTTTAAGCGGCAAGCAAAAAGTAGTAGAGTTATTAAGATCTTTAAAGGATCTGAAAAGTATAAAAGAGATTTTATCCACGTTGACCAAATCACAGAGTACCACAAAGGATTCTTAGAATTAGAAGAGTCAGGTGTTTGGAACATGGGAACTGGAACAGCAAAAAGCTTCTACGATGTAGCTAACGAAATAGCAGATGAATACGGTGCTAAAATAGAGTACATCGAGATGCCACAGATTTTAAAAGGTAATTACCAAGAGTTTACTAGGGCAGATACGACAAAGCTTTGGAAGACACTAGCAATTTAAGGTGCTTATACTATGGCAGGTGAACTAACGATAATTGAGAATGCTGACGGTACAGCTACAATCAACTTCCCAGGTGGGGGTAAACATACTGTTGGCAACATCGATGGTGAAAACGATATTAACTCAAATATTGCTGCCTTACAGGGAGCATATGGTGGACGTATTGGAGAAGTTCAACGTCTAGATACTGGGTCTTCTAGCTCTGGGTCTAATAATACTCAGGATTTAAGTACGACTCAGAGTAGTAACTACTTTGATACCGAAACAGGTTTGTACCACTATCAAGGTGAAACTTATAGTAGTGCTCTTGATTATTCTAAGGCAGTTCAACAAGAACGTTTAGACCAAGGTTTAGAAATTGATGAAACATCTGCTGCTGCTTTGTCAGGATGGACAGGAGAAGATGATCTAGAGCAAACAGGTGGTGGGTCTTCTGCATCTGTTGACATAGGATTTGAGTACGTTCCTGAAGAATTATCAAGCACTGCTGAAGCAGATGATATTGCAAGAAACAACAACAGAGTTCACATTATTAACAGAACTACAGGAGAGTACCTGTTAAATGAAGACGGAACAAAATGGGTAGGAAATGCAACTAATGCAGGTGGTTCTGTCCAAGTTCAAAAGTTTTACACTCAACAGTTAATTAACTCTGTCCTTGCAGATAGTGGAAGTACTGTCCTACAAGATGCTGAAATTACTTACTATATGGAAGACGGTAAGTGGAGAGCTAAAGATCAGTACGGAAACATTGGTGCAAAAAGAGATACTAAAGATGCTGCCCTAGCTACGTATAATAGACACTTTAACGTAGGTATGAAGACTGCTGAGACACCAGAACAAAAAGCTGCCCTTATGAATATTGCTCAAGAGCTTTCTTTGTTTGGTGGTATGTACAAAAGAAATTTAATTGGAATGGTAGCAGGATCCATTGATCCTTACCTTTCTTCTGATTTTAGTGCAAAAAATAAATTTATTCAAACACTAGGGTTAGGAACAAGTGGTGGTACTGGAGATTGGGGAGCAGGTCAAACTCCTTTTTACATACACAGTAACCCTGATAATGAAATATCTTACAGAGAACACACAAATAAAAATGGGGATAAGTACTACTACTTAGACATTTATAGTCCTGAGGGTGCTCGTGTTGGTACATTACATCAGAACTTTGCTTGGAATGCTGCAGACTATATCACAGGTAAAATGAGGTACGGCCTCAGTGATGAAAAGATGCAAGCTGCTTCTAATTTCTTGTTTGAAAACCAAGGAAACTATGGTGGTGGAACAAAAGATGGTGACAGACTAGCTGAGTTTGCAACCATGACTGGTGAAGAACTTAAAGCTGACTTTCTAGCAAGAGCAGGAACACAGTTTAGAGATTCTAGTGGAAATTTAGTTCAGCACGATCAGGACTATAGAGGTTTTTCCTATTCTCCAGAAATGTTTAGTCCCGGCTTTGAAGGTACAATGCAAAATCAGTTGACAAGCAGGGTTAACTACAACCTAGCTTTGTTTGATGTGTATGATGCCTTTAAACCAAAGCAGTATACTGCTGATTCTTACATTGCAGAGATAAACAACAGGCTTGGCCTTGATGGTAAGTTGTCTGTGAAGAATGTAGGGGATGAGGATGATCCTTTCTACAGCTATGTGTATCAATTTGACACAGGTGAAACATTAAAGGTTGCACCTAATAGGGATTTCATATTTGGAGCAGGGTCGGAAATATTTAGATCAGGCTCTAGAACAAACACACCTTACTGGCTACTAGAAGAATCTGGTGGTGATTTCCAAACATACTCAGATCTAAAAGAACAGTATGGTATTCGTACAGATGGATTTGATCCTACTGTTTCTAGTGGTGGGGGTGACGGTCAAGATTCCTCAGGCACAGGTAGTAGTGGTAGTGGCAGTGGCTCTAGTGACCAAGATCAATCCCAAAGTGGGGGTGGAGGCTCTGGATCAGTTGATGCAGGTGGCTCTGGTGGTCAGATCATTGAAGGTGACGGAACTACAAAGACTGCTACTACTTTCCAAGGTGGTTACACAGATCCAGTTGCTGTGGGTAACACAGGTACAACAACTGATGATGGATCAGGAACAACCCAGACAGGCACCGTTCAATCAGGTCAGTCTCTTACAAATGCTATCAATAACCCTGCTAACGTTTCTGTTGCAGGGACGTACCCAATGGCTCAACAGACTGGAACAAACCAAGCAACAACAAACACAGGCACACTTAGTTCATTACCTGCTACATACCAGTACAAAGATAACTACACTGGTACAAACATGCAGAACTTAACTGCTGCTTCACAAGGTGTGAGTGGCCCTAAAAGTGTTCTATACAGAAACGATTACGGACAAGAGATGATGATTACCGTTGACGCAAACGGAACACCTCTTATCTACGTTCCTCCTGGGTATAAACCTGTAACAGCAAACAATTTCGGGGGTCTTCAAAAGGATCCACAAAAATCAAGTGAGGACATCTATCTAAGAATTGCTAAGAGGGTAATGAACTTCCAAGGCAATTCCTCTGATCTGAAGAAAGCAATGGCAGCAAGTCCTGCTATGGCTGCTAAACTAGGTAGTATGACTAATGCCCTTATGAACATGGGTGGAGTCAAACTTGGTGCTGATGAAGGTACTGATTCTGATGGTATGACTGCAGAAGAAATAGCAGCAGCCAACGTAGACAACATCAGAAATGCTGTTGGAGCAGAAACATTCCAGAACATGCAGAAGGATGTTGTCACACAGACGATGACTGGTCCTAGACAAGGCACCGTAAACTATCTGACTGCTGATGAAAACGATCTTATTAGTTCTACTGCAGGTCAAGCTGTAAGTCAGGCAGAAATGGCTAACGTAGCCACAGCAGATAAGGTTACTCAGGCTAATACTCCTATCTCTGCTGACCCTGTTGGGTATAATGCAACCCAAGTTCAAACAGATATGTCAACAGCAAACCAGAACCTAACAGGTGTAACTGGTAATCTTGGCACTCAATCTCAGGTTGATGGTGTTACCTTCCAAAGACAGAGAATTGATCCTAATACAGGGCAACCTATGTTCAATCCAGACGGATCTCCTATTATGGAATCAGCAACGTCTGTTGATAGATTACAGGGTGCCGAAGGAACATATAAGTCGGTAGCTGATGTAGCAGGAGAAGGTGGGTTACCTACTCGTACATTGCAGACAGGTGAGAACGGAGAGCTTGTAACTGGTACTGGTGTAGATCAATCTAAAGTAGATGCAGCATTCGGTACAGGTGAAGTAGCTGCTGCCTCTATGCAAGATGAACTAGCAGGTCTTATGCAGCAGTTTGAAGGTGGTGACACACCTGCATGGGCTGCCGGGTCTATGAGAAAAGCAAGTGCTATGCTTGCTGCTCGTGGCATTGGTGCTTCAAGTATGGCAGGTCAGGCAGTCATTCAAGCTGCTATGGAAGCTGCCCTACCTATTGCTCAGATTGATACAGCCAACAAGCAACAGATGGCTATGTTCAAAGCTGAACAAAGAGCCAAGTTCTTGGGTATGGAGTTTGATCAATCATTCCAAGCTAAGGTTCTGAATGCAGCTAAAGTTTCTGAAATAGCTAACATGAACTTTACTGCTGAACAGCAGATTGCTTTAGAAAACTCTCGTGCTGCCAACACAATGGCTATGGAGAACCTGAGAAACGATCAAGCTCTTGTAATGGCAGAGGCTGCTGCTCTATCTCAAATGGATATGGCTAACCTCAATAACCGTCAGCAAGCTGCAGTACAGAATGCTCAGAACTTCCTGCAGATGGACATGGCTAACCTAAACAACTTGCAACAAACTGCTATGTTTAAAGCACAGCAAATAGCACAAGCTATCTTTACTGATCAGGCTGCAGACAATGCAGCTAAACAGTTTAATGCTGTCAACGAAAACCAAACAAACCAGTTCTTTGCAAACTTGTCTGCTCAAGTATCTCAGTTCAATGCATCTCAAGCTAATGCTATGGATCAGTTCAACCTGAACTCAACCAATGCTTTGAGGCAGTTTAATGCAGAGCAACAGAACCAAAGAGAAATGTTCAATGCTCAGAATGGTCTTGTGATTGCACAGTCTAATGCTCAGTGGAGACAGAACATTGCTACTTTGAATAGTGCTGCACAGAACGAAAGCAACATGCAGTTTGCTCAGACTATGAATGGGTTCACTGCTACTAACCTTGATGAAATATGGCAACGTGAAAGAGATCTGTTGTCTATGGCTTTCAAAGTTTCTGAAGGCAATGCTGATAGAGCTACTGAAGTTGTGTTACAAAAGATTGCTGCACAAGCAAGTAAAGATGCTGCAGAACTTCAAGCTAACTTAGAGGCTGAGAAGAACTCAGGTAACTTCATCAAAGAGATTATATTGGGAATTACAGGTCTAGGATAATGAGTACTATTGATACAAAACAAAGACGAAGACTTGAGAAAAGACTTAGCTCAATTGCTGAAGCTATCCTTGGAGAACCTTCACAAACTTCAAGAAGTAAAGACAGTCTTGTAACTGCACGTTCTAAAGCTGCCAGTTTACAAAGAGGAATGGACGATGCTGCATACGGTGTAAAACGTATGTATGCTGAAGACAGAAAGTCTGATGCAGAGTCTAGTGAAGAGGCTAACGAGAAAGCTATAGCTAGTGTAGCTAACTTCATTGCAGGTATCAGAGAAATGCCTGAGGACAGTGAAACACCTAGCCTTGACTGGTACAATGCACAAGACATTGACTCAGACGATCCTTATGATCCTGATGCTTCTAGACCAAACCTAAGTACATCTGATGCACAGAAAGAAAGAAATGTTTCTAGTGACCAGAACAGGGCTGCAGGGGAAGGGCTACCATCCTTTATCATGCAAGGCTCTGCTTTCAGAGAGGCTATCTCTGGTACTGAAGCAGACTCATACGACTCGATGTTTGGTAATGCTGAAAGAGTTGATGGTAAGTTCCTTGGTACAGAACTGACTGCTATGCCAATGTCTGCTGTCTTTGACCTTGTTGAACTTAATGGTGACTTCCACAAAAGAAACTTAGAGCTAGGGCATGACACTACTGCTGTAGGTAAGTATCAGTTTGTAGGTAATACACTTCGTGACCTAAGAGATAGAGGTATCTTAGAAGAACTTGGTATTGGTGACGACACAATCTTTGATGAAGAAACACAGGATAAGATTGCTGTACACCTAGCTAGACGTAGAGTCAAACCAGAGTACTCTATGGCAAGAGCTAGAGAAGAGTTGGTCAACGAGTGGGAAGGTTTCGGAAAGCTACCTAAGAAAGCTCTAAATGAGATCATTAACGAAATTAGAGGTGCTTAATTATGCCAGTTGCTGCTCCAATCCCAGGGCAATCTTTGACAGATGAACCTAAGAACTATGCTTGGGAACGTCCTCCTCAGATTGTTGATTTTAACGAGGCTACTAAGTACCACATTGATAGACTTGCTGACGTAGAAGTTATGGACAATGTTCTGTTTGCCTTGGAATACGGCATTCCTTCTGGTGTTCTTGTTGAGTCTATGATGACTGGTGCTGTAGCAAAAGGTATTCACAGCATTGACGTAGGCTTGATTGTCTCTCCTGTTGTTCATGAGTTTATTAAAAGTATTGCTGACGAAGCAGGTATTAACTACAAACAAGAGTTTGAACAGGACGAAGTAGACCCAATAGAAAGGGCTGCTGTTCTTATTCGTAAGTCACTCAAGGCAACACCTGACAAGCAAAGAGATGCAGGGTACGACATGCTTGAGGAGATGGCTGAAGATATAGAAGGTGCTTCTGACGATATGCCAGAGGCTAAAGAAGAAGCTATGCCACAAGAAGAACCTGCTTCAACAGGCTTGATGTCGAGGATGTAATAAATGAAACTAGATCTAGGTAGAGTCCTAAGCCATACTGCAGGTGGTCTTGCAGAGGATATGCAAAACAACAGAGAGTATGTCCGTAGTACAAAAGACAGACTAAAGGCAGACTTGTTTGCACAAGGGCAAGAACGTAGGAATGCTCAAAAGAAAGCAAGAAAGAGTATGGAGTATGCCGTAGACTTTCTTTCTAACGAGGGATTGGACAACGAAAAGCTTTTGTATCTGTTGTCTGAAGATCCGAAAGAGCTAATGAGACTAGCTAAAATGGCAGAGGAAAGAAAGCTTGATGGGTCTTTGAATGCACAGGCATTGAATTCTGCTGTTGAACTAGCACAAAACTTTGAAGCTCCTGACATGACACCATCAGAGTTAATCAAGAGAGCTACCCCAGACTTTGTTGAAGGTGCTGAGATACCTGCAGCAGAAGACAATCGTAACATGCTTCAACGTTTGTTCCAACGTCCGGGCATGGATGTTATTGCAGGAGATGTTTACTCGAGTGAAATCTTACCAGGTGTTTCTGGTGCAGACATTGCAGCTAGTATGCAAGCTGATGCATACCAAGCTAAAGAAGGTCAGAGATCAGGCAACGTTGATTACAGTTCACTGCAGCCTGTTGATGATAGGCTAATTCTAGATCGTCAAACAAGATTAATTGACGAATATGAGAGTTTACTTGAAGCAGAGTTGGCAGAGTTAATTGCATTACCTGCAGACCAAAGGCAAGCAAACCAACCAAGGATTGACGAGTTAAAAAAGGCAGGTAAACTAAGAAGTGATAAAGCAAAACTAGAAGAGATGATTAGATTGGTTGGCCCTGAACGTGCTATTGATTTATATAATGCACGTCCTGAAGTTTTCAACAATCAGCCTGACTTTATATCTAGTGAAACCATTGAAACCTATTTAATTCCAAGTGATGAAGAACTTCCTGGCAATGGTGATGGTAATGGTAACGGAGATGGTGAGGGTAATGGTGAAGGTAATGGTAACGGAGATGGTGAGGGTGATCAGCCTGAGACACCTGAAGTAGAGTTCTCAATCGTTACTGTTGAAGAGGGTGAAGACCCTAAAAGGGCAGCACAAGATTGGTTTAAAAATAACACACCAAGACCAGATGTAGCCTCTGATAAGATGGTAGCTATCCAGACACCAGATGGAATCAAATACTACAAGTATGTCAACAAAAAAGGTTTCGGCAGGGGTGTAACGGTAGTGGTTGAAGAAGTGCAACTTTCATCTGAGGAATAATAATGGGCAGAGAACCTACAGTAACCACAGGTAGAATGTCTGTTGAGCAATTCAACAGCATTATGGGTATTAAAAAGAAACCAGAGCTTGAAACCTTTGAAGGAAACAAGTCTGGTTCTTTGATTGATACTTTGATGGAAGACAAGAACTACGGTATCATCAGAGATTACATGCAAGATCGGATGGGTATGACCGAAAGAAACTACGACAAGAGAGAGATCGTAGATGCTTACATCAACAACATGCGTAAGTTTAACTTTGGTCAGTCTATCACAACACTAGAAGAACTAGCTCACCTAAACAAAGGTAATGAGCAAGAACTAGAAGAGAGAAGAAGAAAAGCAGGTAATGCTTATAAACTATTTGATAGTCTTGGTGGTGCTTTTAGTGAGGGTAGGACAGTAGGTGAAAAGGCTGATGCAGTCTATGACTATGCTCGTGCTTTGATCTGGGATCCTATTAATGTTGTTAGCTTTGGTGTTGGTAAGATGTTTGCCGCAGGTGCAACAAAGGCTGCTACAAAGTTAGCAAAGGATGCTGCTATCAAGTCGGCTACTAACGTTGCCAAAAAGATGGGTACAAGAAAAGCTGCTACACAAAGTGGTAGAAGAGAAATACAAGAGGCAGCACAAAAAGAATTTATGAAGACACTCATGAAGGATTCTTCATACAAAGCTGCTAGACAAAAAGCTTTCAAGAAAGAACTTCTTGGGGCTACAGGTTTTGATACCTTAGTAGCAGGTGGTATTGATGTTGCACAACAACGTTCTCGTATTAAAGCAGACGTGCAGAATGAGTATGATCCAGTTGGGGGAATGCTTGCCCTTGCAGGTGGCCTTACTGGTGGTGGTCTTGGTTACGTTTTAGAAAAGACAAGGGGAACACAAAGGCTTCCAATCTATTCTCAGTTGATTGATAGATCGGAAAGACTGACACTTGCTGCTAGAAGAGAAGCTACAGATCTAGGTGTTGGTAAAGAGAACCTAAAAGCAAATGCTCAGAAACTTAACAAAGAACTGTCTGAGTTTACTAACAATGCAGAGGGTTGGGCAGAGCAGGTAAGGGAAGGACTAGACCTTAGGCTTGCCAACAAAGAAATAAAAGGTGGAGAGTGGGATAGCTTGTTTGACTATGAGCTAGTCCATTACTTTTACTTTGGTGACAAGGCTAATGGTCAGAGGGGTCTTCGAGATATCCTGTACGATAATGGTGTTGGTGCATGGAAGCCAAGAGAAAAAGGTGACACTTTCAACCTGTACATGAAAGATGTGTACGGATTACTTGATAAGAAAAGTAAGACTGAAGTGCAAAAGTTGTACGACAATATTTTCAACAAGTTTGATAACTCATTCAAGGGTGACACTGTTGATCAGTTCTTTTCCAAGTTCTCTTCAATGTCGTCAGATGCAGGTAGGATTCTTGCACTATCAAAGCACTTGAATAACCTTACGTACCTTGTCAACAAACCATTGAAAGATATTAATGCTGAAGAGGCTATCACAAAAGTAGTAGACTCATACAACACAAAGGTTAAAAACTTTTGGGGTAAAGGGGCAGGGATACAAAACAAGTTGATCCAGAACTTGGTTACTCACCCTGGTACTACAGCCCTTAACCTAAAGGGTTGGCTACAAGCTACATCTCTCCAGTCTACTTCGGATATGATCAGAGGGACTTTGTACGGAGGCAGGTCACTCTGGGAAGACTTGATGGGTAATAAGTTGTCTGCTGTTGAATACAGAAACAAAGCTAGACTTATGGTTTCTTTGCAGACACAGAAACTAAACAACCTAGTAGATCCGTACATGACATACGAGACTGCTATGGATCTGTTGACATACAGACCAGAGGCAAGAAAAGAATTGTATCGATACCTTGTTGGTGGTGTTGAGATTGAAGACGTACTCAAAGAGTTAGACTTAGACCCAACAGAAAATTTAACAAGGACTCAACTAGATAAGTTGATGAATACTATTCAAACTGCTTACGGTGTGAAAGCACAAGACTTCTTGATGAAGACTCAGGAATATATGTATGCTCTTGATAAACAAGTCAGACTAAAATACGGAGAGACACTACAGGACTTCATGAGCAGAGATGATGCTTGGGAGTATATCTCTGAGGGTGTTACGGATGGATTCAAAGAGTTTCTTGAGATTGAAACTAGAGCAGTGAATGAAGCCTTAGAAAATACTTTCTCAAAGTCTTATGCAGACAATGAGACAACACTAGGTAAGGTTGCAGGTATCATTGAAGAGTCTCGTAACGTACCTATCATTGGTGCTCTTGTACCATTCGGTCAGTTCTTCAACAACACTATAGCTTTCATGGCTAACCATTCTGGTGCAGCTTTAATCTATAAAGGAATGACAGGCACTGTTAAAGAAGGGGATGCTATGACTTATGCTACCAAGGCTGCAGCAGCCTACGGTATCTTAGGTCTTATTACGTCAAAAGAAAAACAGAACATGGATGAAGGTCTTGCTTGGCATGAGGAAAGAGCAAGTGATGGTAGTGTTATATCAAGACAGTTAGACTTCCCTTACAGCCACTACAAATTGATGGGTAGAATCCTAGCCTACCAAGCTGAGAATGACGAACTAAGTCCTGAGCTTATGAAAGAGTTTGCTAAGATTGCAGGGCCAGAGTCTCTTACTAGATCTATCGGTGAAGCAGGTGCAACTGCAACGGAGTTGTTTAAGTCTATTATCGGTGGAGAAATGAGTGAAGCTAAGAAGCATTCAATGATGTTATTGGGTGACTCTGCTGCCATGTACATGTCTGGCTTTACCAGATGGGCTGACCCTGCTAACCAACTGATTGCAGTATCTCGAGGTGAGGAATACGTACCAAGAGATAGGAAGCAAGGTACACGATTCTTAAACGATGGGCTTAGGTACGTTGACCAAGTATTTGAAATGTTAGTTGATGAAAAGAAACTACCTCCTGAGAAAGAGAGTGCCACACAGCAGACAGCAGGTGCTGCACCTATCGGTAGGATCTTTGGGTACAGAACATCTGATGCACCTAACAGTATTGATATCCTGTTTAATGATGTCAACAGGCCTGAGTGGTACACTGGTATCTACGGCACACCTGAGTCAGCCAACTTGTTTAAAAAGTTTGTGTTCCCTATTCTAGAGTATCATGCTGATAGAGTAATTGAGGATGGATCTTGGGATTCTTTACCGCAAGACAAAAAGAAAAAAGCTTTAGGATATCTTTTACAAGATGCTAAGAAGCAAGCTAAAGAAAGTATGAGAGCACAGGCTACAGATGAACCAAGGAAAGCTGTACTGATACAGGATATTCTTTCTAAGAACGTTCCTGCTGCTCAAAAAAGAAAGTACTTCACCTACTTTGGGACATCAGAAGAAGCCCTGTGGAAACTTGACGTACCTCAGTTAAACTTATTACTTAGTTTCTTTGAAGATGAAGGTGTCGTCAACAAGACGATAAAAGAAACGGTACTACCATAAAGAAAACCCCCAGGAATTAACTGGGGGTTTAGTTTAAGACGATTTATCTTTTTGTTTTTTATGCTCAAGCATCAGACAGGAATAACAGAATGCTTGATTAACGATCTCGTCTGATCGTAAATACTTTCCAGATGCTATTAACCCGGACAAGGCTGCACCTGCAAAGTAATCCCTAGATGGTATGTCACCACTAGGAATGTCGGATTTAATAAACTCTTGGGCTTCTTGCTCAAGGGTTTTATTTTTTGGTGGCCTACCTCTTGGCCTCTTTTGTGTAGTCATCAATTAAAAACTCTACATACTGCTTCAGTTTCATTAAGTCCTCAAGACCATTCTTCTTTTTATACCTACTGACATACTTGACTATGTTACCCTCTAAAAAGTTAAGGTTGTTAGCCGTTATATACTCAATAGGTTGTATTGCACTATCCTTATAGTGACTGCCACCTATCTGAAAGGATAGGGTTGAGTTGTCAGAATGGGAACATTCACCACACTCACCGTCATCATCAAGGAAGTTACCACACAAAGCACAAGCTTGAATGGTCATAGACATACTAGCTCTGCCTCCGTGTAAGGGATGTGGAAGAACTTCTCACCACTAGAAATGTTTTTACCATACGCAGCTTTAAGGTTTTCTAGTTTGAGTTGAGATCCTTTTATCCTCCAAACTTGTTTTAGATCTTTTCTAAAAACGTAGAAGGTTACGTTAGAGTTGTACTTCTTTAACAGTCTTTGCTTTCTACCGGGTATACGTATCTCTGACCAATGGGTAGGCCAGTCATCTGTCCAGGCTGTCTTTACTTCTGCTTCACTGAAGATAGTAATACCACCATGTTCTGATTCAACATCAGCATAGTAGTTTTCCGCTACTCTTTTAACTGTGTGACCTTCACTTTCAAGTAGTGTCACTAGAGCTTTCTTTGCAGGGTTATCCCACTTGTCGTAGTCTGATCTGTCGAAACCTCTCATTTACCTTGACCCCTATATGGTTTTGTTGATCTACGTTTATGTTTGTTCATAGAACCAAACTTCATAGAAGCTATCCGTTTTGACTGGGATGTTTTCTTCTTGGTGGCTTGGTGTGAGTTAGCTGATGCACCCACAAGCTGAACCTTAGCCATTGTCTTTTCTCCACATTAGTTCGTGAAGCAGTTTCTTCTGCTCGTAATCGGACAGTATCATCCAATCCCTTATTTCGTCAAGTGTTCTTTTGCACCCCACACAAAGGCCATCTTCTATACGACAAACCTTTATGCAGGGTGAAGGGACAGTACCCAGTTTCTTTCTACGTTGTCTATTCACACTGACGTAGGCCAGTAGCAGGATCAAAGTAGCAAGCACCACCTTCATCAACGTAGTCTTGTGTCTCTTCTACTTCTTGCTCTTCAACTACATCCTCAGAGGTAGAAGCATTCAAGATACCATAACGTTTACCTGCTGCTCTGAATGTTGTGCAACCAGAGGCACCACCATCATAGGCATCCATGTACACCTGCTTGAACTCTTCCCAGGTTACTTCCTCACCTGTGTTACAAGTCTTAGAACAAGCTGAGTCAACAAAACGAGAAGCAACGTTCAATACTTTGACGTGATCAAACACTGAAAGTTCATCTGCAGTCTTACCCTTCACACCAAAGACACGGTAGCCGTAGTCTTCTACTCGTTCAACCTTGGGTCCATCGAAGGTTTGGATAGTTCTATCGTAGTAATGTGAGAAGACTGGTTCAATTCCAGAGGATACGTTGTCGGCTGACAAGCTGATAGTTCCTGTTGGAGCAACCGAAAGAAGATGACTGTTACGAATACCACACTCACTAATGAGATTACGGATATCATCAGGAAGAGACTTAGCAAAGTCAGATTCAAGATAAGCTTGAGTAAAGAGAGGAAACGGACCTTTCTCAACAGCAAGCTCAACAGATGTACGGTATGCCACATTCCTAATTACCCCCATGATTTCTTCAAGGGTCTGCAGGAATCGTTCACTGCCGTACTCAAACCCTAGTGCTTCAATAGCATTAGCTACTCCAGTAACACCAAGGCCCATACGTCTTTTACTCTTGGCTTCTAACTCCTGTTCTTTCAGTGGATACGTTGCACGATCAACTACATTATCCATAGCACGAACAACATGTGGAATGTCGTTACGTAGTTGGTTCATGTTGAAGACGTAATTACCATCATGTTCTACTACATACTTAGTCAGGTTGAATGAACCAAGTAGACATGCACCGTTGGGTGGCAGTGGTTGCTCACCACATGGGTTGGTAGCTGCAATCTTTTCTGCATACCACAGGTTATTCTTCTTGTTGATACGATCAATGAAAAGAATACCAGGCTCTGCCCAGTCCCATGTAGAACGTAGGATCTGATCCCATAGTGCAGTAGCACTTACTGTTTTGTATACACGTCCATCAAACTTAAGATCAAAGTCTTTGTCTTCTTTCACAGCTTTCATAAACTCATCCGTCACACCCACAGAGATGTTGAACTGTGTCAGTGTATCACTGTTGTTCTTTGCTGTGATAAACTCTTCAATGTCAGGATGGTCAACACGTAGGACACCCATCTGTGCTCCACGTCTGTGACCTGCTGATGCAATGGTACGACAGACAGCATCAAAGATACCCATGAAAGATAGGGGACCAGATGACTTAGAGTCTAGTGACTTAATCAGTGTGCCTCGTGGACGTAGGGTAGAGAAGTCATAACCAATACCACCACCTAGTCTCATGGTTTCAGCAGCACGTCTTGCTGCCTCCATAATACCGTCCATGCTATCCTCAATAGTCATTGACACGAAACAGTTGTAAGGTGTCACACGTCTTGGTGCACCCATAGCTGACTGGACACGTCCTGCAGGTAGGAATCTTTGGTTGTATAAGATGTTACGAAAGTTGTTGAAGTGTGATTCATTATCTTTCAGAGCTTCAGCTACTCGAGTCATTGCCTCCCGGAATGTCTCACCCTTGCTACGATACTTCATAGCATGGATCTCTTCACTGATTGCTAGTGTTGGGCCGTATACTTCTTCGTGAACATCTTTCATCTGTTGTCTCCTGATCCTTTTAATTTTCCACGTTTCTGTCTGTCGTCTAGTTTGGCAATGTTTAGCTCTAATACTTCCTGCAATCCCTTGCCGTAGATGTTGGCTAGTGCAGTAGCATAGAACACTACATCACCTAGCTCTTTCATAATCTCTTTGTTAGCAAACCTGTTGCTATCTCTGATTAGCTTCTTGATCTTCTCAGCTACCTCTCCTGCTTCACCGACAAGTCCAAGGGTATTCTCAACCAATCTCTCTTGCCCCTCAGTCAGTATCTTTTTCTCTACCCAATCTGAATAGTCAGATGTCTTTACGTCTTCTGCATTTTGGAATGCTTCAAAGTATCCCATTGCATCCAGGTCTTTTTCACTGATCATTACTTCTCCTTTACGTCTATCTCTTTAATTTCTAAATCATCCAAGTCATAGATAGTGTCCTGAAGAATGTCTTCAAGACTCCTCTCTACACTGTCTGAAGCAATAAAGTTTGCCTCAGGATCTAACTCTATCAGCATTGTCACTTCTAACAACACAGGAACCTCCAAGTTATATAGTCTAAAATAATTACGTCAATCTATTCTTTCAACCAATCGTCAGGAATTGATTTATCTGCGTACGTAAAACCGTACTTCTTACACCAGTCACCATAGGTAGACTTGGCACCTTTATAAAGTTTTGCTCTACTGTTTTGAAATACAAAACGAATATCCAGTTCAGGAAACTGCTTCTGGATTTCACGATGTTTGCGTCGATCGTTTGCTACAAATCGTCCCTTGGTTTCTATGATGATACCATTGGACAAAACGAAGTCAGGTGTATACGTTCTGACTTTTAAGTCAACCCACTTGATCTTCTCTTTCTCGTAGGTAAACTTAATTCCTTTAGACCGTAGCTCTTTGGCAACATCATCCTCAAAGCCTGAACGATACCCTGCCTTGAGTGCTGCTGCACTAAACTTCTTTCTGTTCATTGTAGGTAAAGTCCTCTGGTACGTTTGGTTTCTTAACCACATCTACCAAAAGAACGTCACCGTTACCATAAACAAATCGTCTGGCCTCAGGCCAACACTTCTTGTTGAACTCACAGAATCCACAGGAAGGATGTAGCTTTGTGTTGGGGCTAGTCTTTGACTGGGGTACAGGCTCAAAGCCTCTGTCAGGTATATCACCTGCCACCATTTCTTTGACTTGCTCTACCTCTTTCTCTTTCTGTTCTAGCTCTGGTGTGAAGTCATAGACATCAAGACAGATTGATCCATTAACTTTATCTACTACAAGGAAAGCACCGTGTGTTTTGTTAGTTACCAGTGGATCATCCTTAGCTGCGTACACGTAAGAACTTAGCTGACTGATGTACCCAAAGGGATCTTCATCCCTGAGGTTACCTTCAGCAAACTTCTTAAACGAGTAAGGGGATGCGGATTTAACATCCACTGTCATGCCATCAATGACTGCATCCCTGTGTCCTGCTAAGTCATTAATACGCATACGATCCTGAGTACCTGCTACTGTGTGACCAGAAGCCTCAACAATAGCAAGCACAAGCTCTTCAATCATGTCACCGTAGAAGAACTTCAACAGGTCCGATGGAGCAAGAGGACGTGCTGTCGCAGGTTCGTTGATCTTATACCATAGTTTTCTTTTACATGGGCTACCAATAGAGGAGAACGACAGATACCCTCTTGGTTTCTGTGGTGCTTTGAATCTGGAGGTAGCTGTCTTGCCAATACGATCACCCATCTTCAAGCTGATCAAGTGATCCCATCCGTTGTGTCCAAGGATGGTGTCTTCCATATCTTTAACGAGTGTATCTATATTAGCCATTGTATATCCTTTTGTATATACCCCCACCCCGAAGGGTGGGGGCTTTCTTCTAGGGGAAAGGAACAGGAAAACCTAGAAGGGGATTGAGTCCTGAGGTTCTTGGGAGGAGGTGGAAGACGTAGAACCACCAGAACTCGATTGGTCTGTGAACATTGAACGTGGTTGGGAGGGACCACCTTCTGACTCATAGACCACATGCTCTAGGACTTGAAGACCTAGAAGACGTGAACCTTTACGTGCACCTGCATCGTATAGTTCAAACTTGACGATGCCCTCACTACCATTACCAATGAAACCTTTTTCATCTAGGCTCCAAAGCTTGCCAGTAACATCAGCTACCAGAGGTGCACCCCCTTGCCACTCATGCTTACCTTTGTGAGGACGATCTAGGGTGACTCTCCACCCATTGTCTGTCTCTGTAAACTTTTTACCAAGACCTGCTTTCTGCAAAGTCTTCATAGTTTTTTCATCAGTATGAACCGTTACCTTGTACATACCGTCAGTCTCCTGATGGAACTCTGCACGGTCACGGTTGGACTCAAACACTTTAGCCCATTCAATCATACCTTTAATTTCGTGTTGTGTTGATGGCATCTTGCCCTCCTTTACTTACGTTTCTTTTATCTAGTCTTTATGGTTAATGTTGTCAATGGGTTTCTGCCCAATTTTTTCCTATGTCAGATGAACCAGGTGTAGGTATCTTGAATCCTAGCTCTTGACCAGTCTCAAGCATACACTGTTCTTGGATCTGACCAAGACGTCTGGCTTCTTCCTCTGTACCTATAACCTCTACTTGGTATTCATCGTGAATGAACCCTACCATCTTGAAGTTGATACCTTCCTTACGTGCTGCGTCATGCCACCGTAGGAGTGTGTGCTTCATGAGGCAAGCCTCACCATTCTGAAGGATACCTGCTAATGCTTTGTGTGCATTGGGTACAACAACCTTACGTCCATCGTATCCTTTGAAGTAACCTTGCTCTGCTACGTATGGAATCAATCTGTTCTTTAGATTGTATAGCCCATCAATAGACATCTCAAATCGAGTACGTGCATCCTGTGCTTCTTTCATGTTGACCTTAAGGATCTGTGCAGTCTTAGCTACACCTGCACCTAGCAGCCAAGCATAGATGAATGTCTTAGCCATGTCTCGTGTACCGTTGGGTACGTCCAAGGCTTTCTTGTTGAGGTTGTGAATGTCTGTCTCGTCTTCCTTCTTACCTACCATGATAGCTTGTGCATACTGGTCTGCATCAAAGTGTCTCCAAAGATAGTCGGCTAATACTCTAAGCTGAATACCATCAGCATCAGTGCCAACCAACCAAGAACCAGAAGGAACAGTCCAACAAGCACGTAGATGTAGATCATATTGTTTCTTTACCTCTTCTACTGGTGACTTAGCATCACCGTGGAATGGTGAAGATATGTTAGCTGTGTTAGGGTCTTTGTGTGCACAACGTCCTGTCCATGCACCAATGCTCTGAATCCTACCATGTATACGTGAGTCGTCCTTACACTGGCCTATCCACTCCACCAGTGAGCTTCGTCTACCTTCAAGGGTCAACCACTGGGCTAGAGCTTTGGCTCCTGTAGGGGCATCGTCAGGCAGTGTACTAAGGTTTGCCTCTGATACAGTGAAACCGTAACGATCAAGGTCAGCTTTCTTGTTGTCGTAGAACTCTTGGTCCATTGCCTCCACAGATTTACCGTAGGGGTCACCAACTTTCTTACGTGCAAAGTTGATAGCTGTCTTGGTTTTGTCTACAGGTTTCCAACCTGCATCCCACAGTGCATCAATACGATCCTTGGATGATCCGGGATTGAACTCTATCCAGTCAAAGCATACTAGTTCTTCACCCACTTCTACTATGGTTAGTGCATACTTTTCTTTTGCTTTGGTTACTGTAGCCATTTCAGTACCATCTTTCTTTAGTCGGTACTTCAAACGATTTACCTCTTCCATCTTGGGTGGGAAGTCTACCTGGAATTGTTCTTCCAATGTCTTCATCTTTTGTTGCACAGAGTTAAGAAGGAACTCAGCTTTGTTCTTGTCAAACTGAAAGCCGTAGTACTGTGTACGTACTAGCTCTATCTGCACATCGTGCTCTGTTCTCAGAGAAAGTTTCCAATCATTATCCCAAATAGTAGAAGAGAAATGTTCATAAAGAGCATGAGTAACCTCGATGTCTCCATACCAGTATTCAACCATTTCATCACTGAACTTATCAAACTCATGGAAATCTCCTTTATGTTTACCTAGTCGGATACCCCAAGCCTGTAGGCTGTGAGGAAACTGTGCACCCTTGGGTGTGTCAATGTCGTAGTTCACAAGTCTACTGATAACCAAAGTGTCTATGACTTTCTTTGGATCAATCAATCTAGGCTTGAGTAGTTTGTTTAACATGGGTGCATCAAACTGAATGAAGTTGTGACCAACAATCAGGTCAGCAGATTCATACCATTCAATAGCTGCAGCCTTAGCTACAGGATCTTCATGGCAGTTCTCAAACTTGTGTACTTCACCTGTTGTGAGATCCTTACCACCACACAACCACAGCTTATCACTCCCCTCTAGTCCGTTAGTTTCTATATCACTAACGACTATCTTCATACGTCCCAATGTACTTCCTCCAAGATAGTAGTGTCTGGATCATAGAAGACTGATCCTGCATTACCTAACTTAGCAAAAGGTCTGTTCTTGTCAACGATGAATTGAGTAGTGTTACGTACTATGTCATCATCAGATTCTGTGTCACGATTAAGTTTGATACAGATGATGGCCTCTTCTTCAAGGGAAGCTGCATACTTAGTACGTCCATCCTCATTCACCTGAGAGATAAAGACAACACCAATGTTCAACTCCTTAGCAAGCTGTGCCATACGTGCACCAAGTGTAGTCAGTGTACTGGTGGCAGCATCCACACCTGAGTTAGACAGGTAGGCTAGACGTTGGACGTGATCAATAAAGATAAACTCTGCACCGTATACTGTGGAGGCAAGACGTACATACTCCAACAGTTGCATTGGATCATCATGTGATTGCATCTCAAAGATCACAGTGTTCTCACCACCTGCCATCTTTTGTGCAGCCTGGATTACTTGCTCTTCAGTAAAACCTGTGGCCTCTGCATCCTCTTTGGTACGGACGTTGTGGCCTAGCTCGTAGGTTGCCATAGCACGGTAGGTTGTGGACTTCATCTCTTCCATGTGGAGTAGGGCAACACGAGTGTTCTGTCTGAGTAGACCAACCTCAAAGTATCTGACTAGCTCAGTCTTACCTTGGCCTCGTAATGCTTTGATGAATGTCAGCCCACCCTTCACAAGGCCACGGATCTTGTCATCGATTCCTGTGTGTCCAGTGGGTACATACTCGTATGGGTTCTCTGTTGTGATAGCTTTCTCAACTTCAAGATCACCAACAAAGAAGTTGTCAGGACTGAATCGTTGAGGCTTGAGTGCTGCCCACTTCAAGTCATCACCATCACCGTTCATCAAGAACTCGTTGGCATCTTTCCACTTGGACATAGGCACGTAGTAAAACTTCTCAGGCATCATGCTGTAAAGCTTCTGCGCTGCGGCCTTACCTGCAGCATCAGATAGTTCACCTGCATACACAACCTCAGAGAATGAATTGATGTACTCAAAGTTATCCTTCAAGAACTTCTCTGACAGTGAGGCACTAGGCAGTGACTTCACAGGGTAGGACTTACCTAGAACCTGATACAAACTGGCTGCATCAAACTCACCCTCTGTAATGTACAGACGTTTGCTTGAACCTGCGTTGAAGTCAGGACCAAACAGATCCGTAGGTGACCCACGTTCTTTAGTCCAGAACTTCTTCTCTGCATAGCCACGATACTTGACGTTGTTAGGATACTTGAATGCGTAACGTACTGGTGTGTTGTTCTCACCGAACTGCAACTGAATGTTGTACAGCTTTGCTACGTCTTCATCCAAGCCACGAATGTCATTGAACCTACCAGTAATTATCTTGGTGTTACGTAGGTCAACCTTCGGTGGAGGGGGAGGGTAGGTAGACTCAGCCCAATCAAACTTCTTATCTGAGTTGGGGTAGCCTCTACCACAGGAGTGACACTTACCAATCTTGCTGTTGATGTTGTAAGAGAAAGCATCACTGCTTGCACAATCCTCGAAGGGGCAAGGCTGATGTGCTATCTCTCCGTTGCTGCTCACTACTGCTGTCATTACACTGTTCCTTTTCTATTGATCTCTTTCTTTCACAACTATCCATAGCACGAATCTTGTCACGATACCACTCATTTCCTAGTGGCTTCCTCCCCTCAGGTAACTTGCTCATTCGTCATCGTCCGTCAGAGCATCCCAAGATACAGGAAACAAATCAAGCATTGCTCTGTCAATCTGGTTGGCTACCTCTCTTGTCTCTGCCTGTGTGTCAGGCTTACACCGTAGGTTACACATCCTAGCAAAGGCATCCAGGCTACCTGACCAGTACCACTCAGTCATCATGGACTGTGGTAGTATCATACGTGCTTGCTCTGGTGATACTCCCTTGGACAGTAGGTACTTGTAGTCGTGCTTTGCACAGGACACCATACTGTTAGCAACATCAGGATCAATGTCTTCTATTACACCTTCACTGCCTTGCTTCTTATCTTCACTACGTCCTCTCCATACATCAGGCACATAGAACTCAGGATCTTCATCCACGTAACGTCTGCTTATTTCGTTCCATCTGAGAAAGGAATGCTTCACAAGTTGACGTGCCACAAACACTGGTGCTTTCACATGGAAGGATGCAAAGGCATGACCAAATGGGCTGATGTGTTTGTGCTTGGCAAGGTAACGTATCAGCTTGGTATCCTTTTCTTTTAGGATTAGTCTATTAACAGGGATATCTATGTAGCAGTCAGTACATAGAAAGTCTACCCCTTGATATTTTCTAAGGGCTAGACCACCACAGTTGAAACATTTGTCCTCAAACTCAGACTCTTTCCCAAAGCTAACTCGTGCAGCATTCACAACTGACAGGTCAGATCCCATGTGGTCTATGTATGTTGCTTCAATCATTTTACTTTCACCTCCAAGCAAACCACTGCCTCACCTTGATGGTTGAGCATGACCTGCGCTTTGTCTAGTGCCTCTGTGCACTCTTCCTTCTTTGGAAAGGAATTGATCTGATAGTACTCAACCCCTTGACTTGTTGTCACTTGAATCCAGACTAAAACCCAGACCATATTTTCCTCCTAGTATTGGCCCACCCTGAAGGACTCGAACCCTCAACCTGCCGATTAGAAGTCGGCTGCTCTATCCAGTTGAGCTAAGGGTGGTATAACATTTGTTAGAACAGGGGATACCAAACCTCACCTGCGTCCCTCATACACTTAGCTTCTTCAAGCCAACGTTTCAAGAGGTCAGCACGTTGAAAGTTTCCATCCCATTCCAGGTCATCTACATCTTTCTGTAGGTCTGACACATATCTCTCTAGACTGATCAGCTTTTCCTTCTCGTAATTTAGGTATCTCATAACACATCCTCCCTACCCAGTAAGTTACGTCATCGTGTGGATCATCTGTCCATGTAGTCCTTATCCCACTCAATCTGTATGTCCTTCCCTGTTATTTGAGACAGAGCTTTGACAACAGACTCAGATCCTTTTTCAAACCCTTCATCGTAGGCATCTGCTATCTCTTCTTTGTCGTTGTACTGTCGGTACAGGAAACCTGCGAGAAAGGACAACACAACAAGCAGAATAGTCACAGGCTCTGGTATATAAATATTCAATGGTACATCCTCAAATCTTTTTGTTCTTTCCATTTATGAAACTGATCTGCTGTTAGACCTTGTTCCTCCATGAACTCTTGAAGATCGTAGACTGATTCCATCAGTTCACTGTTGGTCAACATAACCTTCTTCAACAGTCCATCTGGATCCTCATTATTGAGGACGTCCAGTATCATCTTATATTCTTTTTCGTTCAACCTTATCTCCTATACTAACAGTAATACTAATAGTATTATATATCTATAAGAGTATAAGAGATATTAGTAATACTATTAGTATAGTTATCGAGTCGTCTTTTCATTTCAAGAATGACAAATTGTCACAGGTTTGTCTGCCGATACAACCATATGTAAAATACTACGCAGCATATCAGTACAATCCATTCAGGTTCCATCACACTAGCATCCTTGTTGTGTAGTTCTTCTGTTGTACTGAACCCTTAGTTATTGTCACTGTGACAGTGTGTCCTGCTTCTAACAGGTCACACCATACGTCTTCCCAGTTTGATTCCTCACCGTAGGTTCCCTCATTGTATCGGGTTCCTTCACGATCTGTACAGTATATCCGAATCCATTTCTTAGACATGCTGTCCTCCTATCGTTGTAGTCTATGACGTTTGACTACGCAGTGTGTCTCACCACTACCAGATGTGATAGAGAAGAAACCCTTTGAGTAGTCATTGACTGTGTGTCTGTCCTCACCTCTAACAAGGTGCATGTGATCTATGATAGCCTTACGAGCTTTCATGTGTGAGCTATGGTACAGTGAGTACAAAGGCTTGTACGTCTGACGTTCTTTGTCCCACTGTGTGTACTCTGCTTCCCAAATATAAGTCATTGTTTTTTCTCCTCTCTTATATCATGGACAATTCGTTGTAGTCTTTCAACTGATTCTCGTGGAATAGTCAGCACCTTCGTGCTGTCCACATGGTCAATGGTTAGTGTACCATCAGCATTAAACTTTGCTGACCAACCATGACTTAGGTCTGCTTCTCTTAGTACTGTCATGCTATCATTCCCTTCATGATATGTTTGATAACGTCTACTGTCCAACCATTGCCAAGCATCTTGTAGCGTTGGGTGTTGGACACATGGTCTGTGTACCCATCAGGTACGGTTTGTAATCTCTCGCATTCCACTGGTGATAATTTTCTCCACGTTGTTCCTTCGTCTAAGGTCAGGTGATTGTTGTGTTCCCAACTACTAGTACTTAGGGTAGGTGTCTTACCATTCAATGCTTTTAATCCACCTTTGTTGTAACCCCTTGATTTCTGTAGAATCTTTGGTTGAGTTTTTGCAACAACAGAATCTTTCTGCACTGTTGTAAGACAACCTGCTTTGTTATCTTTGCGTAGCTCTAACCTAGCCTGTGGCTTGATACTCTTGTCATTGTCTTTACGTTTACCATCCTTGTCTAGTCTACGGTTGACAATTCGTGCACCTGTCACGTCCAGTTTGTTATCACCTGATCCGAATACAATCTGTCGTCTACTCTTTTCAAAGTACAGCCGTACATTGGATGCACCACCACCTTTGTAGTAACTAGCATCCAAGCAGTAGGACTTGTCACGGTCTGTGAATCCATCTTCTAGGATGTCAGCTAGGACAATGCCCTTGTCTTCTGGTAGCCTATCAACAGGAATGTTAGTCCAGTACAAACGCTTCCTGTTCTGAGCAGAAACCAAGTTGCTGTTGATCTCGATTGGTTCTACCCTCAGGAACTTGGTGATGATGTCTTGTGATTCCTTTTTCATCTTGACGTTCTCAAGTAAGAAATACTTAGGCTTTAGTGCGTTAAGCAATCGGACATACTCAAAGAACAAAGTGGATCTTGGATCATCAAAGTTAAGTTGCTTACCTGCAAAGCTGAAGCCTTGGCAAGGTGACCCACCAATCAACAGATCAATGTCGTACAGTTCACCCACACCATTCTCGTTCATAGCATGTAGTGCGTTGTGTTTGGTGTGTACATCACGAACATCACCAAGGTGCACCATGTCAGGGTAGTTGGCCTTGGCTACTTTGATTGCGTACTTGTCAATCTCAGCAGCAAAGTATTTATCTACTGGAATGCCAAGCTCATCCAATGCGATCTGACCACATGACATTCCGTCAAACAAACTAAGTACGTTCATCACTGCTTCCTCCAATAATACGTTGTCGTAATCTAGTCCAACAGTAGCAGTTCTTCTTTCCATCTCATAGCTGTGCCGATTTCATCCCACCGTGCATCCGTCTGTTGAGATACAGTCGTCACGGAATCCTTGTAGTGCATCCCATACTGTCTCTGTCCAAGAGACTTTGTTATTCTACTGCTAGTTCCATCACTACTCCTCCCTGTGCTCTGTCCGTGATATGTACAGTACCCATCGTCAATCAAACGTTTTGCTGTACGTCCGTACCACCCCTGCAATCTCCAAGCTAAACCTGTGTCAATCAGGTACTGCCATGCGGCTGTCTCTTCAAACTCGTCAGCAGATACTATCTGTTCACATATCTGCACAGCTAACTCTGGTGTGAATGTATACTCTTTCATCATTTTACCACCTCAATAAATCCGAATCCCCCACCGTTACCCCTCTTCATCCTGTGATAGGGATAGCTCTACCTTCTGCCCACCTATTGATAGTGTGAACACTGGCATAGGTTCCAACAGGTATTCATCTTCATACCATTTGAATCCGATAATCTTTGCACCAATCAACTGTGCATAATACTTTTTCATATCCATTATTCTTCCTCCGTTTCTAGTGCTTCCTGTTGTGCTTCAAACGACAGCACCCACTGTTCCAATCTGTTCAGTTCCTTCTCCCAGTTGTGCTTGTTCTGTTGATCTATTGCTAGATCAGTTGACACCCAAGATGGTCGGACACCTGTGCCATGTTGTTTGATCAACCTATCAATCTTTCCTGTGTAATAGTTGACACGTTCCTGTGCATTGTCACGCATGTTACATGCTACTTCGTAGTTGATTGGATTGTTCATTGTTACACCTCCATGTCTAACAGTGTTGAATAGATATTGTTGTAAGTATACTTTGCACCATCAGGTGTCTTTGTTCCTGTCAATGTTTTGGCTAGTATACCTGCGGCTTTCTTGGCACCCATTGACGACACCATAATGTAAGCTGCACCATAGAGTGTTTCATCGTATTGATCCAAAGGGACACGTTCCAGTAATCCCAACTCTTAGTCCGTTGTATCCCATCTTATACGTCCTTCCACATTACATAATTTATTAACATCGTTACTACGATTATCGTAACCATTACGATGATTGCTTCACCTTGGTCAAGTATGATTGGTGCCAATGCACAAACAAACATTGCTAACCCATTGATTAGAAACAAAAGAAAAATCGATATCTTTTCC